TCAACAAACCAGTCCTTGATTTTCTTCGGCTTGCACTTGTACCAGTGCCACCAGCCGTTCAACTTGTGAATGCCGCCTGCGATGCGGTCGTTGTGGATGTAGCGGGAATGCGATTCGTTTAGGGGTTGCCACAATCGGCCCCCTTCCACGCCACCGCGTTTGCCCTGATCCCGTACACGCAGAACCAGTCAACCTTGCCGCGATCCGTTTCAATCACCATCTTGCAAAGGCCGTTTGGGTGGCGGTCTACGAACGCCTCTTCGACCACAAGCGGCTCGCCCAGACCGTTCCAGATTGTCGTGCCGCTGACGAGAATGATTCCGTCGCGTGTGTAGCACGGGGCGGATAAATAGTCGTCGTTACTTGGCATCACCAGCCCCCTTCCGCGCGTTCTCGATGGCGGCGGTGATTGCCTCAGCCAAACCGGGAACATGCTGGCAGTGATGCTTGATGACGACTTCTTCTGCTGCCAGTTGATCCGCCGTCTTCACCTTCGCCTGCTCGACGTACTCGCGGACTTCGAAGCCGCGTTCGTGCCACGATTCGCATTGACGTACCAGCCATTCGGCGGCGGTCTTCTCGTGCGTGACGAAGATGTCGGCCCGTCCTTCACCGACCCACGCTCGCAGTTCGATATCCCGCACCCCCCACCTCCTCCCCCCGCCCATCGCGGCGATGGCGGCGCGGGCGAGGTGTCGGCACTTGCGGCTAAGGAAGTCGTCTGCGGACTCGGTGTACGCCTGCAGCTTGGTTGGCATGTCATCTTCATGCGTCTTCGCTTCCTGAAAGATCGCCCTCGCCACCCTCTCCACCTGCTCGGCGTCGGCGGGGGGCTTGGGCGGCTCGACCGGCTTGGATGCGGTTGGCGACGGGACGTAGACCCCTCGCAATGCGGCCCGCCTGATCTGTTCGGCCTCGATTGGTGTCTTCATTCTGCACGCTCCTTCTTGGCCTTCGCTTCCAGCACACGACGCACGACGCGCCGCCATTCGCCCTTGTGTCCTTCTGTTTCGCCTTCCCATGTTCCTAGCGTGTCAGTACCTTCCCAAAACGCTTCGTACGCAACGCGGGCGAGGTCGTCGATGGTCTTGTCGTCAGGCATTGCCCTCAACTCCTGGTTCTCGCGGGCGAGGCGGGCGAGTTGTTGCTCCATTGCCTCGATCATGTCGCAGGCGTCTTCAATCACACCGTTGCCCGAGTTGGCTAGGTTGCGAGTGATTGCGTCTCGGTGTTCTTTGTTGTTGAAGTCTGGTGCGTAATTGCTCATTGGTTCGGCTCCTTCCTGTTGGTAATACCCCGCGTCCCACGGTCCACTAGCCCAAGGTGGGTCCATTCTGCTCCCCTCCCCTCGCGGCTTCGGCGGCGGTGCGCTTTAGGAATTGCTCGCACGCCAGTTGCGGACTTGCAAAGTTGCCCGTGCCGTGGGCTATCTGGAAGATCAAGCCCTCAGCCTGCTCGCAGCGAAATCGGTAGTCTTCCATCGCGGCGCGTAAATCGGCGGCGGTCCTGTGGTCGCTGCGGAACAGTTCGCCGCCGACATACTTCTCCAACTGCTCGCAGCGGGCGAGGAGGGTTTCGTAATCGTCATATCGAACCCAATCGCCGTTTGCCACGCGATGCTCGCACCAATCGCCTTTCATGTCGTACCGCGTCACTTGCTCACTCGCCATGCTTCACCTCCTCGCCGGGGATGCGGACGATGCGGACGGGTCCGCCGTATTGGAGTTCGTGTCCTTGGGCAGCTTTGATTGCAGCCATTTCTGTGTCGTACTCAATCGCAGCGTTTATGCAACGCCAACTGCTAAGCGTTTCACACCAGTAAAAGTATTGAAAAGTCCACCTGTCAGGCCACGCTTTCGGGCGTGGCGTGGTTGGAATCTCGCTGGTTGGTTGTGCCGTTTCACTTTGCATTGCCGTTCTCCTTCTTCCGCCGTTCAATCTCCGCACGCAGACACTTCGAGCATGTGTACCCGCCACGCGCGGGATGCCCGCACACGCCCATCGAGTACGTCTTCCACGGGTGGTCCTCGACTTGCCACGCGAGCCGACGCTCAAGCACGCCGAGCGAGTTGTCTTTCAGGTGGTTGGTCACTTCGCTACCCTCCGCTTCTTCGCGGGCTTCTGCCGTAGCGACTGTTCCCACTCCGACACCGCACGCTCTATTGCTTTGGGCGTAAGTGAAAACACCTTGGTCTTCCTCTCCCGCTTCCGCCTGTCGGCTGCGACGGCGCGGCGGGCGTAGGCGTTGATCGCGTCCGCGAGCCTCCAACGATCCTCCGCCACGTCTGCGGCTGTCAACCCGAACCCCGGCTCGATGAACCGCGCCGCGATCCTGAATGCTGCGTCGATCTTGCTGCTCATTGGTGTGCCTCGCTTTCCATGAATGCTCTCACGAACGCCGCTGCGACTTCTGGGTCAATGGCGTTTCCATAGCCCTTGATAGCGACTCCAGCCACACTACTGGATAGCCCATCAGATACCCCACCAGTGCGGCCGGCGGGTACAGAAACCCGTATCGCTTCCTGAACCAGTCTCTCAAATTCGTGCGGTGTCCTCGTTCTCGCGATACGCCCGCACCGTTCCCGTCGCTTGCTCGGGGCCTGGGATGTCGCAACGATGTACAGCCTGTTGCCGACGTACATGCCGCCGAACTCACAAGCCGGAAGTACGCACGGCCACACTTCGTAGCCGACGCTTTCCAAGTCGCCGGCGACTTCATCGAGCCATCCACACCCGATAGCCGCTGCAACCTGTTCAAGAAAACACACCGCCGGCAAGCACTCGCGGACGAGTCGGAACATCTCGGGCCACAGGTGCCGCTCGTCGGCTTGGCCTTTGCGCTTGCCCGCCGCGCTGAACGGCTGGCATGGGCAAGAGCCTGTCCAAACAGGTCGGTCGTCGGGCCATCCGGCGAGCTTGAGGGCGTAGTCCCAGCCGCCGATGCCAGCGAACAAATGCACGCGCCCGTAGCCTCGCAGGTCTTCCCCTCGCAGTTCTGTGATGCTTCGCTCATCGACGACTCCATTCGTCACCAGCCCTTGCTTGCACAACTCCCGCAGCCATGCGGCGGTCTTCGCGTCCCATTCGTTGTAGAACGTGGTCATTGCTCGCTTTCCACCCTTCGCCACACCCTCGCCCGCCTGTCGCTCGCAGTCTTCCGCGTGAACAGGCACAACTCAATCTTGAACTCTTCCGCCAGTTCCCCGCGTCGGGGCCGGTACGTGTTGCCGGGGATGCCAAGAGCTACTTGCCCCTCCTCGTCCGTCGCGCCTTCGTCGCCCTTGCTCGCGATGAACGCGAGGATGCGGGCGCGGTCGCTGGCTCGCTTGGCGTCGGTCTGCGAGAGCGCGGCTTCGATGCTGGTGGTTGTTCCGTTGTGGGGGGCGGTCATGGCTTCACCTCCGGGAATTGGCGAACTCGCAGGTCTTCGGGCCACTCGGACGGGTCGCCGCCCTTCTTGTCGCGCGGCTTGTACCACCGCTCGATGTTCTCGCCGCCGTCGTCCCACTCGAACGGCATGAGAGAGACGTGTGCCCGCCCGCGCTTGTTGAGTTCTCGTGGTTTGCTGCCAAGTTGTTTGACAAACACAGGAACACCCTCGGCTTTGCAGTCGGTGACAACCCGGCGAATCCAATCAATGTCGCATGGACGCGAGTTGTTCCCGCTCTCTCCGCCAACGATCACCCAATCAATCCAACCAATGTGAAGCGGGAGCGATATGTCAATCGGGCCAACTAGCGGCTCGCACGAAAGGAAACGACGGCCCGGAACTTGTGCAAGGTCTTTGATGCACTTGTCGGCTGTCTCTTGGTTGCACGGGCTTGTGCCAGTCAGCGCGTTTGTGGGCCACTGGTCCAGCCACTCAGACGGAACCATCCGCGTGACGTTCTCGGGTCGCTTGGTCAGCAGCTGCCATTCGAGCCACGGTGTCTTTTCGATCATCTCAAACACGCGGCGGCGCAGCCTGTCCACTGTCCATTCGAGTTCCTTGCCCTGCTGGTCAACAACGGGGCCTTGGTAGTCTTCAAACAGGTCGCACATGCTTGCACAGAAGACCCGGGCCTTCACGCCCAAGTCTGCTGCCTGCGCGTTCCACTTGGCGGGCTTGCCCCACTCACCAAGCACCATGCGACGCGGGTTGTTGCCCCAATGCGAAGGACCAAACCGCTTGTCGAGCGTTTCCGCGTAGCAGTTGGTGCAGCCGGAATGTACCTTCGTGCATCCCCACCACGGGTTGAACGTGTGGTTCGTCCACTGAATATCGCTGTTGCTGCTCATCGCCGTTCCTCCATCCGCTTCAACCCCTCAACGCACGCCGTGAGGGTCGTGAACGACGGCCCGTATCGGCCCGGCTCGTTCACGCATCGCTTCGCCGCCTCGTACAACGCTTCGAGCAACTTCGCTCGCGCGGCTTGGTCTTCTGAGTGGGTGATTGGGTTTGCCTTCATGCTGCACGCTCCTTCCGCTTGACCTTCTCAACCACCACGCCTCGCGGCCTGACAATCACGTAGACCCCATCACCGCGCTTGTTGCTCACCTTGATCGCGTACCACTTGCTCCGGTCGGTCTTGCGGCTAGACGCCGCACACTCCACATCGCCGATGGCCTCGTACCCTTCAACGCCCTTCACTTCGACCAGCAGTTCCCAGCCGTGTTTAGTTGCTCGTACTGGCATTAGGCACGCTCCTTTCGCCGCCAGAGGACGCCTTCAATGTCGTTGGCCTTCTTGTTCTTTCTCTCAACCAGCCCGTTCCGCTCCATCCATCGCAACGCCTTCGAGAACTCGGATGGTTCGGCAACCTCGCCCGTAGCCACGGTCCAACGCATTCTGATGCGGGCAACATCTTGCCATTCGGTCGGCATCAGTTCGATAATCTGCCTGCTCATCTTCTGGTGTCTGCGAACTAGGGTTTCCATGCCGCTCATGCCGCACACTCCTGTCTTACGCCAATCGCTGCCTTGCACTTCGCAACGGCTTCGATAACATCTTGCTCACCCGCGTCAATCCTGGCTTGACACGTTTCGGTCAGGTACTCCAGTCCTCTATTGCTGCGCCACATACACGCGGCAATCTCGGATGCCGAAGGCTTTGAGGTCATCTTCGCAAGGCAGTACGCCGTGACCATCCTCGCGAATGCGATAGATTGCTGGCGGTCCTTGCCAAGTATCAACTCGACGTGTACGCCAAGAGCCTTGGCGCACGCATTCCTAGCGGCGTCTAGTGATGATGTGGGTGAGCTAAACATATCTCGCCAAGTTTGCTCAAACGCCACAATGCGAATATCTCGCTCTTGTTGTGCCGCGTTGTCCCAGAAGTCAGGCCCTTCAACGCGATCCGTGAACATCTTGCAGAATTTTTCAGTCAACGCCAGCATCATTCTTCCTCCACAACCATCCCAAACTCATTGGTTCGCAGCGTCATGCTGTCAAAGAAAAGACCGATCTTCCTTCCGGCCCCCTTGCCTCGCCTTGCCTTCTTCACGGTTAGTACGCGGTTACATTCAGTCTTGAACGATCCGTCGTCACCCAGAAGCGTCAATGTCTCCGGCTCCATCGCCGTCAGCCACAGCACCGTGTCAACATGCCGCTTCCACGCCGCGCCGCCCGCCATCTCTTTGGCGTGGTCGCCCATCTTGGGGTGAATGACAACGATCAGGCTCGCGCCGTGCTTGCTCACCGCCGAGCGAAGGTCGCCCAGCAGTTCCTTGTCCGCGATCCACGGCTTGTCGCTGGGTGCAGCACTGGTGATCGGGTCCACCAGTAGCACGCGAACCCCGGCCTGAGCCTGCGAGTGGACCCATGCGGCAACCTGGTCGTACGTCGCCTCACCCTCCGCAATTTCGTGGCAGCAGGTGCCGAACTCAGAAAGCCATTCGGCGTTGTCGGCCTGAATCTTGCGGACCCGATCAGCGTTGCGGCGTACCCATTCAGGATCGTCCAGTTGGCTTTCGCCGACCCGCATGGCCAGCATCCGAAGCAGGTGCATAGCCCGGCCCGATTCCAGTTGCAGCATGGCGACCGATTCGCCCGCGTTGTGCATGTTCATCAGGGCTTCCGCCGCGATCATGGACTTGCCAGCCCCGGGGTCGCCGCAGAGCATCGTGATTGTGCCGGGTTGCAGGGCGTTGGTCGTGAAGTGAATGGCGTTGAACCCAGCCCACTTGACCGACCGGACGCCCCCGGCAATCGCCGCGTCGAGCGTGGCGTTGACTTCCTGCGCCGCCGATCCCTTGCCCGACAACCGGGACGCCAGATGCCGGGACACGCGGGCGACCTTGTTGGCGAACTTGTCGATGAACTCCTGCGTGTCGGCGGTCCATTCGCCCTTCTTGGCCGCGTGGTCGATCTGGCGGGCTTCCATGACCACCGCACGGGCGGCTGCCGCCAGAAGCACTAGGCGGGCGTAATAGGCAAAATTCGTCGGGGAGGGTACCGACCCCGCCATCTGCTCCCACAAATCGATCAGAGAGGCATCCACGGCCAGCAGACGCGAAGCCAGCAGCGCGCCGTCAGCGCGCTCGCCGTATTCCCGATATCCGCTGGCAAGAATCCCAAACATCGTCGCGTGCCTTTCGTCGTGGAAACTCTTCTCCGTCAGAACCGCCATCACTTCCGGGATGCACTTGGGGTCCAGGGCCATGCTGCCCAGCACCGCCATCTCTGCCGACAGGTCTTGCGGTACTTCATCCACTGCCCACCCCCATCGCCCTGTCCTTGGCGCGTTCCCGCCGCAGGTACGCCGAGAACTCTTCCCGCTCCTGCTGCGTCATGGGTGGTGGCTTGGGTGTGTCGTCGTCGTCGTCCGAAACGAGCGGGGTTTCCCACCGGGACTGGTTCAGGTACGTTTCCGCGTTGGGCACGAACTGCTGGCCCTGCTTCTGCCACTGCTCGGATTGGGACATGGCCCGGACGTGGCCGATGATCTTGTCTGCCAGCACGTCCAGTTTGCGGGCGCGCCACTTGTCTTCGCACTTGGACTTAGCGATTCGCTTTGGCTTGGGGTACGCCTGCCAGAAGTCTTCAAACCGAACCGCCTCACCACCCACAGCCCGACGCGGCTTCCGCGTCGCGGCGGGTGTTTTGTCCTCTACTCTCCTATCCTCTCCTATCCTCTCCTCTCCTAAGTCACTTGACGGGCAGTAGGCAGTCACTTGACCGTCACTAGGCGGGCACCCGACCGTCACTTGACCGTCACCTGACGGGCAGTTGACCGTCACCTGACCGTCACTTTCAACCAGCCACCCCTCTTTTTGAAGCAATATCCACGCTTGTATGGCGTGTTCGATTGGCAACCCAAACGTCCGCGAGTACCGCTCGGGACCGAACGGGCCTCGGTCGTCGCGCAAAACCCCGTCCCGAAGTTGCCGTTTGCCGCGCCGGGCCATCCACTGAACCAGCACACCGAACACGCCAAACGCGATGGTGCCTTCGGGTGTGCGAGTCAAACACAGGAACGCCTCACCTGCCTTGGTGGGCCAGTTGACGTATCGGGGATGGTCGAGCGTCCGCGTTCGGTTGTTCTCGAACGTCTCGTTCCAGTCCTTGATCTTGTAAAGCGTTTCAGCCATGCTCGCGTCCCTGCGACCTGTAAACATCCCAAAACCTTTCACTTGCTTTCAGAAGCGGTCTACTCGATCTTCCTGACAACGTTGCCCTGCTCGTAGTATCCGAGTTTGGCAAGTTCCTGAACGTGATTCCGCAGGTTCCAAATTGAGAACCCGATCATCCCGAACAAGCCAACGAAGAACACGATGAACGCCGCCGCTACCCACTTGCTGTCGCTGTCCTTTTCCATGCTGCACTCCTGCGGCCAAGCCGCGAATCCAATCCCCACCCTCCGCGTCTCCACGGAGGGGGGACCACACCAACTACCAGCCAATTTCGTTGGGAGCCATGGCCTGCGCCTCCTCGCCCGGCTGCTTGAACTTCTTGCCGCCAGCGGGCTTCTCGGCGGGCGCGGGGTCAAGGTCGCTGCCACCCTTGCCGCTGCCAAGGAACTGGAACGACTCAACCACAACCTTGATCTTGCTGCGCTTCTCGCCGTCCTTCTCCCACGAGTCCAGTTTCAACCGGCCATCGATGAACACCGGCTTGCCCTTCGCCAGATACTTCGCCATGATCTCAGCGGTCTTGCCCCACGCTTCGCAGTCAACGAAGGTGACTTCTTCCTTGTCCGCGCCCGCCTGGTCTTTCCACTTGCGATTGATCGCGAGGCCGATCTGGGCGACAGCCGTTCCGCTGCTGAGGTTCTTCAACTCCACGTCGCGAGTGAGATTCCCAATGAGGATGACTTTGTTGACGTTTGCCATTACTTTGCTTTCTCCATGAGGGGCAGGACTTCACTCAGAAACTTTGGGCCGTCGTCGTCGGGTTCCAACTCGGCGGGCTTGGGCACGGCTTCGACTGTGACCGGCTCGACCTGCGGGGCTGGCTCGTCGTCCAGTTCCTCGCGGATGCCAACGCCTTGCAGCACGTCCGCGAACGCATCCCGCAACGCCCACGACTTCGCACGCCATTCCAGCATCCGGCGCGGGTAGGATGACCAAGTGCCCTTGCCCGCAAGCCCGGCCTTCTTCGCGTCTGCCATTGAAAACTTGCGAACCGTGGGGTTCTTGTCGCCCTCGCGGTAGACCGTGGCGACGGATGCCATCGCGTCACCCTCGCCCGTGGTTTCAACGTCGATGCCTTGGCACTTGCCGCTGGCCCGGACCACGGCGACCAGAGCATCGCCCCAGACGGTCGGCCTGCCGTTGATGACGGCGATGCCCTGCACAGCCTGAAACGGGTTCAGCCCCAGTACCGCGCCGTGCATGATCGCCATGGTCGCCTGCTCCGGCGTCAACTTGGTCCAGCCCGAACGGACCAGCCCGTTCGCCATGCGGCTCGCTTGTGACAGCGTGCCAATCTCGGGCTTGCCGTCGCGTAGCACGATGTCTGTCTTCTCTTGCTTGACGATTTCGCTCACAGTTCAACCTCCATTCCGGCCACAGCCCACTTCGGCAACGCCAGCGGCCTCGGTGCGGTGTCGTAACCGGGCCACTTGCCCGCCTTCTCGCACGCGGCCACGTCCAGCAGCAGGCCGTTCAGCACATCGCCGAAGTAGTCACGCTGCTCTTTGGTCACTTGAAACACGTTGACGCCGTGGGGCGGTTCGTTCTCAACTGCGATGATCTCGACGGACTGGACCGCGATACCCGCCATGCTGCACGCGCGTTCGTACATCGCTGCTTGCAGGGGGTAGCCGAAGTTCGCGGCGTCGCGCCCGAAGGCGTTGTCGCTGGCGTCCCGCGTGGTCTTGATGTCCACGATGGTCGCGGCGTCGGCGAGAAGGATGATCTTGTCCAACCGGGCCTTGCACTTGATGCCGCTCGGGTCGTCCCACACGATGACCGTTTCGGTGTGCCCCGCCGTGTCACGCAGGGATCGGGCGTGCGGGTGCATGGAGATGCGCCGGGCCATGCCGCGAACCGCTTGGGCCTGCTCTTGCGAGAGGATCGAGCGGCCATCGGCCACCTTGACCAAGGCGGCGTATTCGTCCTTGCCTTGCTTGGTGCGACGATCCGGTACGTCCGCGATAAGGAACCGCACATCGAACGTCGGGCGTTCCAGCAACCAGCAATGCAACGCCTCGCCAACGAGCATCGCATCCGACTGCTCGGAGCGTTCGCCGTTCATAGCCTCGAACGCATGGGCCATGCTTCGCCGACCGTGCTTGATTGACGAGTAGTTCCACGCCTTGATCGCGGCGTACTCGTGCATGGGCATGTTGTGATACATCGCTGCTGCCATAAACCCACCAGCCCCGTTCCCGAGGCTGGCGAAGTAGGGATGCTCCCAGCACCCTTCGCGCCTCTCCATCGGGCAATGGAGGTTCGGGCGGCGCGGCCCATGTAAACCCACCCCGCGCGGCTACACGCGAGGCGGGGAGAGGAGGAGAGGTCAGGGGTTCTTTCCGGCAAAGACTTCGCGCATCTCTGCAAACGCTTCTCGCCTGCCTTGTTCAAGGCCATACTGGAATCCGGCCTTCCACGAATCAGCAGAGACTCGCGCGTACGACAAGGCCGTAGCAGCCAAAGACGTGCCATCCGTGGCACTCGGCGGAGGAGTCGCCGGGGCGTCCTGCCCAGCCTGAGAGAGTTTGGTTTCGGTCGCGCCAGCAGTGCGGCGTACGAAGTCCGCTTGCTCCTGCTCGATGGTCGTGTCGTCTACTTGGTGTTCAGTTGCCATCTTGCCTCCCATCTACCACCGCATCCGCCGCATCCTGCACCGGATCGCGCGGCATGTCTCGCGACCACGCACACCAGTCGCACAGGACCGTGCCCAACGCAACGCGCGTTGGGTCGCCACAGTCAGGGCAGTGTGTTGGGTCGTGTATCAAAACCCCACCGCGCCGCATCCGACGCGGTGGAGCGAGTCGCGCTAGTGCGCGGATGTGACGGGTGACTCGTTCAAACGCCGAATCAGCGCGTCTGCCTGACTAACCGAATACGCGGCAAGTTCAACAAAGCCGGTATCGATGTACGCCTCGTTCGCGCAGAACCCCTGCATCGCCATCGCCGCGAACAACTCGCGTTTGGTGAGGCCAGCACTTGCGTTGATTCGACTCACTGTCGCGTCTTGAAGCGGAAACGCCGGTTCATTTGCTTGGCTCACTTCGCACCTCCAAACAACACGCAGCCCCACCAACCAAGTGCGATCATGCCCGCGTTCAACGCCGCCAGCAACAACGATGTCGCTAGCCTCCCGCCGGGTGAATCCACGGACGCGCCGGGCTTCTTCGGAAGCGAGTTCGCATAGAACGAAAACAGCGGCCAGAAGACCAACGCAAACGCCACGAACACAAAGAAGATGGCCTTCATTGCCCACCCCCTGCGGCGCGGAAGGCGGAAAGGGCCGAATCAATCTTGTCTAGGTAGATTCCATAGTCGCCAGCCACCCTCGCATACTCATCGTTTGCCGCCTCCGCCAACTCCCTCGCCGCCCTCACAAACTCAGCGGGGTTGGGGATGCCTGCCAAGGCGTTGACGCAGGAGACGATGCGGGTGGCGTTGGCAAGTGCCTCGTTCGGCTTGATGCCGTCGATGTTTGTCGCGCTTTGGAACCCGCAGACTTCGCCGCGATACTTCTCGGCGTTCAATTGAACGACGTAGCCAACCCATTCGGTACTCAGACCCCTAACAAGACAGCCGACCTGCTTGAACTCGCCTTCTGCCAACCACGGCTCCGGCGTGTGTTTCTGCTCACTCATCGCACACCTCCCAAAACTCTCTCAGCCCTCGCCTCGCGCCAAGCGAGAACGTCCCGCTCGCGCCATTGCAGGCGTTTTTCTACTCGCTCGGGTTGGGGGAACTGGTGGTTCCGAATCCTGCGGTCGATGAACTGGTACGGATGCGACCCCTCATAACCAAGCAATCTTGCTACGTCCTTCGCTTCAAGCCACATGGCAAAAGTATACCGTTTTCTCTATCTGGCGTCAAGGGTTTGTAGCAGATTTTCTCCATTGACTTCGCAAACCATTGTGGCTATGTGAGTTGCGGACACGAGCGAGGCAATGCGACTGGCAGGGAACCGCTCGTAGTAATACTTCTTGACCGTTTCCTCCGTGTCGCCAAGGGCCTCCGCGACCAACTGGAACGACGCCCCGCCGCGTATCCAGTCCGTAGCCAATGACTTACGCAGCGTGTGCAGGGGCTTGCCGTAGTCTGCAATACCCGCCTCGATCCTCGCCTTGTCGATGATGCGGGCGTGGTGTTCACGGAAGCCACGGCAAGGCCCGTCGTCGTAACTCTCGTCCTGCGCCTTGAGCAGCAGACCCGCGAGGGTTGCGTCCATTGGGGCGAATCGGTCCCGCTGTTTGGTGCCCCGGTCCATGCGCCCGTTGCTCTCGCGGACGGGAATGTGAATGACGTTGTTGTGCCATTGAATGTCGGTCCATCGCAGGTTGCGTATCTCCTCGCGACGAAGCCCAGCCCGGCGTGCGATGCTGAACGCGAGGAACGCCGTGGGGTTGGTGATGTACCCGGCGATGGCGTCGGCCTGTGCCTGCGACACGTAGGACCAACCAGCAGCCCCGCCCGCCGCGATGTTCAGCGTGTGCGTGCGTAGGGCCTTCTTCGCGAACGGGTTTCGCTGGGCGAGGGGTGTGGAGCGATTCACCGCGTACTCGAAGACCACGCCAAGCCGGGCCACGATGCCCGCGATGGTGTTGGCACTCAACTTGTCCGAGTCGCGGCCCTTCGCATCCCTCAAGTGATTCACGAACTGGCGTGCGTGTTCGGCCCCAACGTCGCGTACCCGCTTGTTGCCGATGACGCCGATGAGCCGGTCGATGGCGGCAACCTGGTCGGCTAGCGTCTTCGCGTTGAGGTCCGTGCGTTCCAGCCGGTAGGCGTCACGCCACGCGAGGAGCGTTGTGGGGTCCACCCTCCCGACCATGACGCCACGCTCGGCAATGCGTTGAGTCGCCAGCCGTTCGGCGTCCTTCTTGCCGCCGATAGCGTCCTTGCGGCCCAGCGATTCACGCGAGCGCGTTCCATCGGGCAACTGATAGGACAACTGCCAGTAGTCGCCGTTAGACCGGACGCGCATGGGGATTCTCCGCGTAGGACACAGCAAACTCGGCGGCGGCGAGCGCAACGGCTTCTTGTTCGCTTGTCGCACTGGCCTTGCAGTAGATTCTACGGTCGCCGTCCGTCAGTTTGACTTCGGTGTGTCCGCGTTCCCACCGCACCAACTCAATAACGCACGCCGGTCGGCCTTTGGCTTTGTCGCCAGCGTTGAGCCACGCCTTGACCATTTCGCAAAGTTCGGCATCAGAAGTAAACGCGCGGGCAACGCCAGAGAGATGATACCCACGGCTACCAAAAAGCCCCGCCACCTTCGCATCCAATTCACGATTCATTACTGGACTCCTATCGCGTCAACATCGCGTCGCCTGCGTCTACCTGATCTAACTGCTGGTTGTAGTGTCTCGGCACGTCACGAGCAACCACAAGCACGACTTTGCCATTAGCAACGGCCACCGCGCAAACCTTTCCCTTGAATGGCGTTGAACCCTCCGGCATCCACTTCCGGTAAGACACCTCTACTCCGACGAGATTGCTCAGTACGTCAGACATCCTTAGCCTCCTTTCGATTGCCTGTCAGGTCGCGGTAATGCGCCCCCTCCGGCGTGTTGTGCGTGAGGAACCGCGCGGCCTTGATCGGGTCGGCGATGCTAACCGCAGCGTGCAGGGCGAGAGTCTTCGGCACGGGCTTGCCCATGATCCGCGTGAGGTCGTCGGCGAGCCTGTTCAGCGTGTCGTCCGTGCCCCATGATGGGGCCAGCATGTAGATTGTGCGTTTGGCGGGCATAATCCGACCCCTCGCGTTTCGGCGAGGGGGCGGGTTCAAATCATCTCGTCCTGATGCCATTCGACTTCCCAATCCGACATGGGCAGGCTGCCCCAGCCGTTGTTTGTCCCAATGGCGACGTTGAAGGAAAACTCGTAGCCGTGCGACTCAATCGCGTTGCGTGTCCGAACGATGCCGCAACCACAGGCGTTGGCGATGTCAGACAGGCTGCGCGTTTTGTTCTCCGACTTGGCCAGCATCTTGCGGGCAGTCTCGATGATGGTTTGTGTGCTTACCCGTGCCATTCGTTTCCTTTCTGCGTTTCGGCGAGGGGTGGGGTGGGGTGGTTACTTGGTCTGCTTCGGCAACAACCGATCCGCACACCGCTTGCACAGCCATCGCCCACGGCTGCAACGGACGTACCCGTGTTTCTCGGCCTCAGCTATGCACTGATTGCGCGTCGTCGCGCCCCAGACGTTTGTAGATGGGTCGTCGCAGTCGGGCGAGTCGCAACGAACGCCATATTCGACGATTCGTACGATCACGCGACACCTCCACGAGCCTTCGCGATTGCGGCGCGGGCGGCTAGAACGTCATCCCACTGGATGCCGTCAACCTGCGACGGTTCGCCGTCCACCTCGCACTCGGTTGCGTCTTTGACCAACGCCTCCAGAGCCGCCAGCAGGCACGGACTCGCGGCGATGAGGCGGGCGTTGGCCATGTCTTCATCGTTCGGACGGTCGCCGACAAGTTGCACTTGGCAGCACAGCCCGCGATCATCGGCAATCCGACCCTCTACGAAGAGCGAGGTTTCTTCGCGTCCGCGAAACACCTTGACATCCCAGGGCCCTTCCGTGTGCTTCGCCTGCATGTCCTTCTCCATTGCTTTCGCTACCTTCCTGTGTTGAACGTCACTGTAACCCGGTGCCATTGCTGCCAAAGCTGATGCGAGGGTTGGGGTCACTTGGCACCGCCTTCCGATGTTTTTTCTACTCGCTTGGGGTGCCAAAATCCGCATCGTGGGCACTTCTTGCTCTCGTTGCCCCTAACGCCCTTCCATCCGCACCTCTCGCAGACACAAACAAACTTGGGAATCCAATTGCGTCCCATCACTGGCCTCCAATCTTGCGGAGATGCTTGGGGTCTACTAATCTCTTGACGTGCGAATCATCGACTCGCGTTATCCAGTCTTGGGGCACGGGCTGCACGCTGGCAACAAGGATGACCCACACCCTTCCGTCAGCAGACTTCTCGCCGGTCAACAGGGCTGGCCTTGGGCTTGTGCCGGGACCGTGGTTGTATTCGTGTGTGTAATTCACTTCACACCTCCGTTCATCGCCTGATCGACCTTGCGCCAGTACGCGAGGGTTGCGGCCTTGCGGTGTCCGCGTGGGCCGCCGTTCCAGTTCCGCGCCACCTTTTCCGCGTCCCCACACTTCGCGTAGTGGTCCGAGTAGACCCGGAACATCTCGCGCGACTTTGCGGGGTCCAGGCGGTCGGCCAAGGTGTACCGATCCTCGCCGAGAATGCGGTTCACGTCCTCGACCATGACGGGGCGAATCTGCAAGATGCCGACAGCCTTGCCGCCGTCGCCAACCGCGTTTGCCCGCCCGCTGGATTCGACCATCTCGATTGCGGGGAGGACTCTGGCATACCGATCCGCCTTGCCCGCGCCTAGCGCGAGGAAAGCACAAACAGATAGGACTACGATGCGTTTCATGGGCTTCTCCATGACACGCCCCCCGGCGAGGTAACGACTCGCGTGGGGGGCAACCTTTTGAAACCTGCGGGTACATATCAAACCCGCAAGTAAACCCGCCCAGTGCGTTTAGGCAGTGGGCGAGGGGTGGACATGGGCCTTGACTTGGGCCTCCACATAGGCCCCTAGCCAACAGAAACGCCGTTTTCTTGGCTAGCCGATTCTTCCCGAACCTTGGCTAGCCAATCAGACGCCACACGATTGATGCGACGCGCCGCCCATGCGTACACGCAGCCCCGATGCCCAAACGCGCGGCGTGGGTCGGCATCAATCCGCTCTCCAGCCCCGCCCGTGCAAGCGACATAGCCAATAAACCCCCTATCAAACTCCCCGCCGCATCCGTCGCATGTGCCGAGTTGATCCGATCCTCGCTGGGTCTGTGCGGTGTATACGCTGAACTGCATGGGTTGCTCCCTGTAAGGAAACCTGTGCCGCGCCCCCGGAGCTGCAACTCGCGGGGGCACTTCATTGAGTTGTCAAGTACGCCTTGACAACTGAAACCCGCCTGGCGTCGGTGGACGCGAGGCGAGGGGTGGTCAATCACAATCAACCATGTTGATAGCCTTCTCGATCACTTCGCATATCCGGGTGTCGTGGTTTTCCGACTTTTCCGCCGACAAGTCGCGCGCCCCCTCTATCGTGACGCGCCGACCAAACAGCCGCCACTTGCCCAAGTTAGCATTGAAAACCCACACTTCGTAGTACGTTCTTGGCGTTCGCGTGAACTCAGGCATTTTGCGACTCCATTTGGCGTTGCAGCGCGTCCCATCCGTAGGGCGATGGGTTTGCGGCGACAACGCCCAGACTCCCCGCGTCCCCGCTGGCGATTATGCCCGCGTCGGCGTAGGTGTCGATCAAGCCATTGCACAAGTCCGACGCGAGCCGGAACAGCGAACACACTGCGACACACTCCCAAGGCGACACAAGCGAACGCTTGATGCAAACCAGATACTTTTCGCGCTCCATCGTTTGCTCCTCTGCTGCAACATTTTCCAAATCTCCGCCAGTTTCCGACGCCGGAAACTATGGCATTCTGCGAAACCCGCGCCGTCCTGTGGGGAGGGCGCGAGGGGTGGGGTTACAGTCGCTCGGTTTTATACAGCAGGGTTTCGTATTCCTCGCCCAGCAGGGCGCGCAGCCGCTTGGCTTCTGCGCCGCACGCTTCGTACGTGTCACGGGCCTTGATGCTGTCATCGCTGTAGCCGTACTCAGCCGCCCACGTAGCGAAGCAATCCGCCGCATCGAATCCGCTAGCGTCGGACGCGAGGCAATCCAGTACGTCGGCGAGGGTTGGTGCAACCGGCTCGGTGTGCCGGGCGATTACCTCCTCGCTCCAGATTGTCTTTTGCGACAAGAGCAAGTACGGCACGGGTCCGCCCGGCTTGTATTGAAACCGCTTGCGGTCGTGTTCGGAAAGCCCGTACGCTTCGATTCCGTGCTTGGGTTTCCATCGACGATGCGCACTGCCCATTGAGTATTCAACCCGCATCGTGTACCCGCGTGGGTTGGTGATGACGCATTCCCAGTGTGACGCGAACTTGTGCCAATCGTCCGTAGGCCCAGAACGCTTCGCGAGGGGTGATGCGGTCATCTTGAGGCCCAGGCGTTCGATAAACTGGTGTACGGTCGGGTTGGTATCATTCTGTGCCATGACGATGCCTTTCATCGTTCGTGGTCCGGCGAGGGTTGGGGTGCTACCCAGCCCCGCCATTCGGCCCACACTACGCGGGCCGTGAAACCCGCCCCTGGCGGTTAGGCCGGGGGCGAGGGAGTTAGGCCGATATCTCTGTGAACCTGATCCCGCTCCCGTTGAGGCTGCCCACTACCCACAACAGGCCGCGCCCGTTGCTATCTACAACCCGATAGGCAATGCCCGGATGAACCGCACGAATCCGATTCCCAGCCGCGCGAACGGTGCGGCGCACGTCCCTGAGCCAAACGGCAAGAGAATGCCTAGATTCATCTGAGCCGCCCTTGATACGCGAGGGTTGGATAGACTTAGTGGCCATTGGGTAAGCTCCAGTGGTACGGGCGTTGTCGGGTGCAACCGACACGCCCACTTGCGACCCCCCGCACGGCGCGAGGGAAACCGGCGCGGGCCTGTTGAGGCGCGCGCGGGGAGGGTTACTTGGACTTGGCCGCGAAGTAGTTGCCCACAGCCGTATAGGGCCAGTGGGCTGGTTCGTCTTCAGAGGGGGCCGATTCCATGCCGGGGCTGTAGATGCGACCCAAGGCACACATAGCGGCGTACTCGGGCGAAGACTGGCCCGCGTGCCATTCGGTCAAGGCCCAGTACGCGCCGACGATCAAATCGGACGCGCAGCATTCCCCACCCTCGCCCAAGTAGAGCCAGGCATCGTTGTCGGATTCTTCGCCCTTGACGGCATCGGCCAATTCGATAAGGGCTTGGCACAGGTCGATGTCAGGCCCATCGGTTCGGAACAAAGACGAACGAGCGATGGTGTCAAACGCGCGAACGGTATCAGCATTGGCTTTCATTGCTATTGCTCCCGGCCCTGCAAGGCCATAACAACCCCGAAAACCCATCCGGCCCGTTGGGGCGGGAGGGGTGGTAGATCAAAGACCGGCAATCTTGGCCACTACTCGCTTGGATATCCCCGAGCGATTCAACGTAAAACAACCCGACCGAATGGCCGACAACCCGCCAATGCTCCCGCCATCAGTTCCCCAAGTAGAACCCGCCTGAGTCGCAGGCAATTCCGCCAAGTATCCTCCCGCCATCATGTCGCAATCGACGAATGCCGAATTGTCGCCAGCGGGAAAACGCTTGCTAATCGTCACGATGCATCCACGCGCCGAAACGCTGTACCCATCCCCCTTCACCTTCGCCATCCAACCCGCCAAGTCAAACATTGTCGCAGTGCCCATCGGTCGTTCCCTTTCGTGTTCCCCGATACACCAGTATATAGCACTCATCGACCAAAAGCAAGGGAACAGACAAGGAAAAACAGAAAAAACTGGAAAACTTGCACCCCAGCCACAGATTCCGCCCGTCCCCCCCTTGAATTGTTAGGTTTTCGTGCGTAGAATCATGGGACATACGGGAGATGTGAGACAACACCAGGCGCCCAGCGAGCAGGTGATGCAACCAGAGCAGGCACGCGCAACGATGCGACCGTGCGGCGTAACGGGCAGAGCATGACGCACAGACCAACCAACCACGCGGCGAGCACTGGCGACACCAGTGCAGACACCAACCACGCGCAGGGCAAGGAGCAGAGTGAGAAAAACACTGTCAATGGCGGTAGGTGGGTGTGTGAGCGGATGGGCCAGTGGTTACGGATGGGTAGGGCCAAGCTGGCGGGGCCGGTGTGGACAGGGCTAGCCATGACAGAGAGAGAGAAGAGAGAGAGGATGGGACAGGCGAGCGACACGAACGGCAAGGTGAGTAGTGGTGAGTAGGTGAGTGGTGGTGGTGGACGCCAGCAGGAAGAGAGAAGAGAGAGGGAGTGTGTGGTGGTGGTCGGGTGACACACACACGCACGAACGCAACCGGGTGACCAGGCTCCACCGAACGCAATGCGAACGAACGCACAAGCAAGCACGAATCCGCACAAGGAACCGCACAGATGCAACGCAACCCACGCAACCACAAGCAGTTAGCGATGCTTGCACCGAGCATTGGACGCGGGGAACGCCGGAAAGAGAGGGGGGCCAGGGGGGGTTCCCGCGTGCGGGCCGGTTCAATTGACCCCCACGATTGTCTAAACCAAAACGACCCCGGTCAGGAGTGGCCATGAAGCGAAAGACTAGAAAGCCGCAGGAGCATCACCTTTGCCTCGGGTGCAACGAGTTCACGAACCATCCGTCGCGCGTGTGCGTGAAGTGTGTTCGGGACGCTGACCGGCACGACTGTCTTCTGCCCGAAGAGATGAGCGACCGGGACAGGGACGCGATGGAGGCGATCAAGGGGCCGGTTGAAGGGAAACTGATTGTGGTCACCTGAAACCCTGAGATTCCGCGCAACACCACCCCCAATGCCCCGGATAAGTAGAGAACATGGAGCAACACATGAAGTTCAACAGTCAAACCGCATACCTCGTCACGATGAAGCATCCGATGGTCGAGAACCGGGTTGAGGTTCGGGTGCTTGCGAAGGACACGGACGAGGCTGCACGATTGGCCGTACAAGCCGAAGAGTACGGGATCGGGATGCCGGGGTACTGGCAATCTGGTCGCGTCGTTGCGATAGAGGAGATTGGGCCGGTGTACGTGCCCGTGAAGGAGCCAGCATGAGTGACACATTCAGGATCAAGCCGCTGGTGTGGGAGAAAGAATACCGCCCCAGCGAGGCGTACACAGCGACGCCACAGCCCACGTTCTTTCGGGTCGCGGTTTGGTATTCAGACGCCCTCTCGCTTTGGGGTTGGTGCATTGATAACCGAGATTCGATTTGGCACGCAAACGGGCTAGAGAAGACGCCTGAAGACGCCAAGGCGCGGGCCGAATCCGCCTACCGCGACCTCCTGATGGCCGCATTGGAGCCAGCATGAACACAACCACGACGATTTTGCCCTACGCCTGCCTCTGGCTCGTTTCCGCCCCCGCCCCCACCCTCGGCCCGGTCGAAACGAACGTCGATCCTGGGGCATTGTGGGGCAAATGGTGGGACTGGGCGTGGAGCGGGGCGAATCGCCCGTTGAGGGTGGTGGACGGTCCTACTCCACCTCCCTCCCCCGCTTCGTCATCTTGTCCAGTTCCTTGAACCAGATTTCGCACAGCATGTCTGTGGCTTCGAGGTACTTATCGGATGTCAGGTCTGACCGCTCGAACTCGCCGATGGTCCAGTGGTCGTAGCCGGATTCGTCGCTGCTGATGACCATTGAGGTTCCGGCCTCATGGGTGATGTACGTCGCTGTCAGGCCGTACTTCTGTTGGGCGAGCGTTTCGCACTCCTCGAACGTTTCTGGGTCCATGCGGCCTCCTGTCTGGTGGGGGCACAAAGCAAACACACTGCGCGATCGGGTGATCGCACCACTGGCAGGTCGGTTCTACTTCATGGCTATCTCGCAGTCCCACGCCTTGCCCATCCGGGCCTTGGGATCGCACTCGACCTTTGCGCATGCCACCCCCCAGCGAAGAGTTGACTGGCGTTCCATGTATCCGGGCTTGAGCGGTCCCATCGTGCCGACGTTGGCAAACCACCACGGCAGCGGCACCTTCTTGTTGCGACGGCACTGCGTCACATGCTCGGGCCTGTGCGTGTGACCGCGAATGAACAAGCGGTGCGAGTGGCCCCCGAGGTACATAGCCATCTCAAGGGCCTCTGATTCGTCGCTGGACTCGCTGTGCGCGAACCCGTGGTAGAAGACGACTTGGCCGATGGTGAAGCAGCACCGTTCGTCCTTGACGTACGGGTACTCCTCCCATCGCCGGAACTCGTCGGCCCACTCCGAGCGTCGCCAGTGGACCAGCGAGCGAAGGTTCTTGGGCACGCGGCGGGCGTCCTTCTTCTGGATGTTGTCGTCGTGGTTCCCGAGCGTCCACACCAGCCGGGCCTTGGGTGCCTGCTTGCGGATGCGTTCGGAGAACTTGGCGGCAAACTCGTACTCGTCGGCTAGGTCGTGCTGGTGTTCGTCAGGATGAACCGACGCGGCGGCAGACTCGAAACGGTCGCCAAGGTGGACGATGATCTGAGGCTTGAACTCCGCGATCTGCTTGAGCAGCCATTCCTGGTGGGCTGCTGGCGTGAACGGCGCATGTTCGCACGAGTACGCAAGAATCTTTGTTCCCATCACTCCCCACTCCATACGGGCGTGTAGTACGCCTCTGGTTTCTTCTTCCCAATCGCCATCTGGTCAAACCGCTTCATGCGGTCGGCCCACTCCTCAGCCTTGTGTTTGGCGGCGTTCGCGGCAATCGCGTCCTCCCGCATCGAGAGCGACTGGTTGCTGTCAGTCCATGCCGCCAGCGCGATCTGCATGGCGTCCACCGCGTCATCGTGTTGCAGGCTGTTGCGTTCCCGCGTGATGCGGGTGAACTGCCACTGGAACTCATGCTCGGGGTGGCCGGGGCACTGAGGTTCAAGCACCTGCGGGGCGACCACGATCTTGTGACCAGCCAGCAGCGGCTCGATGGTGTTGATGACGCGCAATTCCTTCTGGCCCGAACTGTGCTTGCCCGTGACTTGGCAGGACCAGCCATCGGGGTACAGCGGATCGGCACCCTTGGGCACGGCGGCATCACCAATGGCCTTGGTGAGCAACTGGCCGAACGCCCCGGTCGGGTCGGCGTTCTTTTCGTAGATCAGTTCGGTTGCCCCGTGTTCTCGCAGTGCGGCGGCAATCTTGGCGAGACTGCCCGAGTCAAGCCCGCCCGACATGATCGTGAGGTTCTTGACAAAGAACGTGGCAGCGGCCATCGACACGATGCACAGCACCATCCGGTCGGCACCGGCACCGGCGATGTCCAGGCCCGCCTTGGTCCCTTGGTAGTTGATCGTGGTCGAGCCGATCTGGGCTGGGCGGCGGATTGCCTGCAAGCGGCTCTGTGGGTCGGGAGAACGGTTCTCGATGGTCCCGATGGCCGTGCTGCCGTTGTGGTCGTGTTCGCCCCAGAGCACCGGGAAAGGCACGGCGTCGCGGTGCAGCGGCATTACCATCAGGTCGCCCAACTTGAGCGGGCGGCGTTCCCCCTCGCCAATGCCGGGCAACATGAGGTACTGCCAGTGGAAGTAGAGTTTGCTCTTGGCTTCCTGCTCGGCCACGTAGCCGATCCCGAACCGGCGCGGCGTCGTGGGCGACCCGGCCAGCGTGCGTTCCTTGGCCAGATTCTCGGCGAGGAACGGGGCGAGGTAGGGAACCTTCTCGGTCGGATGGGGGTAGCGAACCGGATAGGCGCGGGCAGCGGCCTTGTCCATCGACACTTGCCGCAGGTACAGGCTGTCTTCCGCGTGGTAGGTGCCCGACTCCAAGATGCGGGTCGGGCTGGTGTTCTTGCTCCCCTTGGTTTCGTAGAGCCACGCGGAAAACTGGCGGGTCAGTTCGTGCAGGCGGTTGCGTGCGTCAACCGTCAGCGTGTTCGTCGGCTGCTCCAAGTCGTCGCCGTAAACGACGTGGGCACGCTTGGACGCCAGTGTGCCGGTGATGCCAATGGCCATCACGCTTGACTGGTCGCCCTTGGGGGCACAGCCGAATTGCAGTTCGGTGTCGTTGTCCTTGTCGTCTTCGGTGGGTTGCAGGTGTTGCAGCCACCACGCGGCGCGGATGATGTGCCGCATACGCCGCAGGTTCTCGCACGCCAACCCCTCGCTGCTGGCCACAATGACGAATCGCCACGACGGGTCGCGGTAGGCCAAGTAGTCCATCGCCACGGGCGCGATGTGCGACTTACCCAACTGACGGAACCCAAGAACGATGCGGGTGCGAACCGGATCGTCGTTGCACCAGAAGTCCAGTACGTCCGTTTCGGTCGTGTCGAGCGGGGCCTTGCGTTGCCACCCCATCGCATTGAACGAGGCGATGGCGAACGCGGCAGGGCACTGGGCAAGGGCCACGCGGCGAAGGGCTGCGTCATCGCCCGCAGACTTCTTGGGCTTGACGTGGAGCGTGTCAAGGAAACGCTCGTCCCGCAGGGCGTCTACAAGCCAGTCTTCCAGTTGCGACAGGTCGCAGCCAGGGTTCAGGGTCGCGCCCTGATATGTCAGCGTGTTCACTCGTCGGTGTCTTCGGTCGGGTCGTAGTCGTCAGCCTTGGGCTTCTTGCGGCCCACGGCGCGGAGTTGGTCGGCCATGTCAGTCGCGGTGGTTTCGTGGTCGTCGCCGAAGTCGCGCTTGACCTTGCCGTGCTTCTCTGCAAACTTCATGGCTTCGTTGAGCAGGCCACGGTCGGCTTCTTTGTAGAGCGGCTTGCCGTCCTCGTACAGCGGCTTGCCGTCCGCGCCGATGCACTGGATGCCACGCTCAACCATGATGACCAGTTTCTTGCCGATCATCGGCACCAGCATCGCCGCGTACTTCTGCGGGTCTTCGACGCGGAGTTCGTCGAGACACGCGCGGATGTTGGCCATCTCGCCAGCCTGTGCGGGCGAGGCAACGCTTGCGGCGAGTCGGTCGAGGGACGCGAGAGCCTTGTCGATGATGGCGATGTGGTTCATTCTGTTTCGCTGCGCGATGGCAGGTTGAGTTCTTCACGGATGGCACGAAGCGAACCCATGTAGTTGGGCAGGAACAGGCCCTTCGTGATGGTGTTGTAGTTGCGTTCCGAGAAGTCGTAGTCGGACTCGATCATCGGTCGCAGCACAGCACCCGGAAGGGCCGTGAGGTTCTTGAGCGAGTCGGCGGCGGCGAAGTTCGCAAGCACGCCGCTTGCCCCGGTCGCCATGTACGTTTGGCGGTACTGCGAGAACGGCGCGTCGTAGCCGAACGCGGACGCACCGGCATCCACAACAGTCGGCATGATGCCTGCCATTGCGGATCGGGCGAACGCGGCCTTGGCGATGTTCTCGGTGGCCAGGCGTTCGTTGAGGAAGTCTTCGCGGTCCTGCATGGTCGCGGCGGCGATGACGTTGGCCACGACGTACTGCAACATGCCCGTGGCAGCGGCGGATGCCGTGGTAAGCGCGGCGTGACGGTCGGCCATGCGAGCGTTGAAGCCGAGGTAGTTGCCAGTCGCACGGAGGGCGAACCGACGCAGTTGCAGGAACAACTTGCCGTACCACTTGGCCGCGAACGTCGGCATAGAGGACGCATCGCCAAAGTTGGTCAGGCGTCGAGTGGCAATGTTTACGGCCTCGCGAAACGCAGCGGCGGCGGCTTGGTTGCTCCACGCCCGTTCGTTGGGCATGACCACTCGGCCCGTCTTGTCCTTGGTGCCGAATCGCCGGATCATCGCGCCAATCTCGGTTTGCAGTTCGGGCGTGAGATTCAGGGCTTTCAGGCGTGCGTTTGAGAGCGGGCCAGTGCGTCCTACTGCAAAGTCAACCCAGTGGCCCACCGCGCCCGCGTACACCGCGATTTCCTGCGAGTTGCCAATCGGACCTTCGCCCGACATCCACTTGTTGCCGAAGTGTGTGGCCTTCTCAGCAGCCGTCGTGACAGGCCCAAACTTCTTGGCATACCCATCCGCCGCGTCCATGACGTGACCGGGGATGCGGCTTGCGTAGCCGCGACCGAACCCGGCCAACTGCGCGTCGGCGATGATCTCTACGTCCGACAGTTGACCCGACATGGCCGACGTTGAAAGTTCGTCGATGACCGGGAACAACTTACGCATGAACGGGACGCTGACTTCCGGCTGGACCAAGTGGTTCAGCGATTCGGTTATCTGCATCGCCCCGGCGCGTGGCGTCGCCATAACCTGCATGTAGACGCCAGCGTTGATGACCTGAGTTGACCCCATCAGGGCGTAGTCGAGTTCATCCTTGAGGTCGTGGACGGCGTACCCAGCCAACTGGCGGAACAGGGCTTCGGCTCGCGACTTGCTAGACGCGCCGGGTGCGTACCACTTGGCCGACGCCTGCTGAAACTCCGCAAGCGTCTTGGGCATGTCCTCGTTGAACAACGCCTTGTAGACGCGGCCAGCCTCTTCGAGCGCGGACCCGCTGTGCATCTCGTGCGAGTAGCGGGCGTAGAGAACGCGAGGATCGTTCTCAAGCAACTGCTCGATGGTGTACGTCTTGTCGTTGATGACTTCGCTGTACGACTCGTCGAGCGGCGTACGGGCGCGAAGGCGAGGATTAGCCGCCTCGTCACGCCCGAAGATGCTGCGGATGATGTGCTTCTTGTCGTCGCTCGCGAGGTCGGCAATCTCGTCCAGCACGCTTTCGGCGTCGGCTCGCGACATGCCAGCGTGATAGACGCGGCCCGACTTGGTGCCGCCGTACTGGATTGCCGCCTCTGCCATGCGGCGGGCAACCTTGTCGTCCTTGGCCGCGACCTGATCGGGCGTCAAGTCCGGGAACAGTTCGAGTTGGTTCTGCCCCACGCGGGATTGCCGCATGTCCGACAGGATCGCGTTCTTGTAGAACGTCACCGCCCCATCGTGGCCGAGTTCCTTGACCAGCCGATCCAGTTCGTCCCGCTTCTGGATGCGAGGCACGTACCCAGCCACATTGCCAGCCTCTTCGCGCTTGATGCCAGCGTGACGGAGGTAGTAGTCGAGGTTCGTGTCAAGCCCGCGACGCATGGCGTTGGCAGCTTCGACCACGCCGGGAGCGGCCCCAGTCGTGAAGCCACGCGCGGCCCGCGTCACCTGAGCCATCCACTCGTCCTGCTTGGGCATGGCTACGCCCGACTGCTTGGCCTTCTTCGCTTCGACGCGGTACATGGCGGCAAGGCCGGTGTTGAAGTTGCCGGTGTCGTTGCTGACCGCCGCGCCGACCTGCTCGATCAGGCCGCGATTCACCGACCCGTCTTTGTGCGGGACGTAGTTCGTGCCGGTCGCGTTGGCGAACCAAGTGCCCCTCGCGTCGATCGCGTCCTTGCTCGCCCACGCCGTCATCGACATGGTGATGGGAACCTTGGTGTCCTTGTCCTTGATGTAGAGCGTCGTGGTCGCGGGCGACAGGCTCACACGCGAGGCATCCATGTCGCCCAACTTGAAGTCTGGACGAAGGAGCGGGTTGACGAAGGTGGGCGATTGGGTTTGACCTTCGCCACCGGCGCGGATGGCACTGGAAAGAGCGGACAGGTTGGCTTGCGACGCCGGTATGGACTGTGCAAGCCTAGCGTTTCTCGCGTTGAGCCACGCCTGAAAATCAACCCTGTCGTCTTGGCTTGGGATGCCAAGCGACGCCCTAGCGGGATAAACGATATCCGACAAGATTTCGTTGCGGCTTTTGCCGGGAACGTCGTTGTCTGCAAGAAGACGAATTGCAACTTGTTGCCCAGTTAGTCCTTGTGCCGACAAGTCTTCGATCTTCTGGGTGATACCAAGACGGTCTGCTGTGTTTCTTCCGTTGCGAATCGACTCGCGAACCCAATCTGCGGCTTTGATCGTGTCGGTGATGTTTGGCAATTGGGGCGAAGCGGGCTGTGGTGCGGACGGGGCAAGGTCTGGATAGTCGGCCAGCACGCTCGCAGGAACCCGCTTGCCCGCTTGAACCGCCACTTCAACCGCTTCTCTGTGTGCGTCTCGCCCGAATCCAATCGACTCTGGCAGTGCGACGATTGAAGAGAATCCGCTTTCGGCAACATCCTTCACCCGAACCGCAGAAACGCCGTTGTCTCGCATCCACGCTGACAACTTTGTGTCAAACTCATGTGCAAAGCCAAGGTCTTTCCCGTACTTCTTGATGTTGTCTGGAACCCAATCTGGAACATCCTTTGCGGTCAGGTCGAGCGTGTTGCCGTAAATCTTGGTCTGAATGACCCGAGGCGCAGAGTCTTTGCGGTACAAGCGAACATCGCCGTCCGTAAGAATGTCGTCGTTGAGTTCATAGACAGACTTAGCCTTCACGATGCGACCAGCGAGTTCAGGGTCCGCATACCACAACACTGCACCCTTTTCCATCTGCGAGTTGATCGCCTTCCGCATGTCCCCAAGAGTGCTTGGCTTACCAGCGTCCAGGGCCTGCTCCGACCACTTGTCGTAACTAATCTGCTTGTACCCAGTGGCGTTTGCGAACGTGTCTGCAACAACCGGGTCTTCCGTGAAGTAGAACCTGTCAGACCGAGTTCGCTCTTTGCCGAAACGATCAAGCGCGGCGGCGTCGAACCTGTCGAACTGCCTGTTGGTTCCGTGGTACACAGCAAGCCCGGTCGCCTCGTACTCGTCGCGGGTCATCTGCCATGGCTGCTTGCCTCCAACCGGAATCGGCTCTGGGTCTGGGGCGTTCCGACCTGCAACTCCGGCTGCTACCGTCGCGTCTTCGCGAGGCACGGGCGTTGCAGCACTCCGGGCGGCGGCTGCTTCATTTACTAGCCGCTGAGCGTCTTCTGCGGTCTTGATCTTGCCTTCTGCGTACGCCCGAGTAACAAGTTGGGCATCCCACGACTGCGTTGAAAACGGCGTCGCCACCTTTCCATTTGCCAGCCGTTGTAGCATCGCGTCGTAGTAGTTTAGGGTAATAGCCCCACCCATGTTGCCAAAGGCACTTGCGATGCCGGGGCTGGACGCGCCTTGTGCAGCGGGCGTAACCGCCGCCGGAACATCCGACCGCCCAGCCCGCATCTCAGCCCACTGCTGGGGCGGAACGTGCGAAACAGCGGCAACGAAGTCGTCGGCGTTGAACACCGTGGCGGTTGGGATCGTGCCGTTGGTGTAGAAGTTCGCGCGGCCAGTCTTCCAGTCGTTTGCAATGCGAACGGTGGCAGCGTCAAAAGCGGCGGCTTCTCTGGTCTTGGCGACCGCGCCGAACGCGCCCCCCATAATGCCAGACACCAACGCGGCGGTGCCAATGTCGTAGATATCTGCGTCTTCGCGCCATGCCGCGCCCAAGGCCCCGGACGGCGCGTACGCCCCAAAGCCCGTGGCCGCACGAACGGCGGTGTTGGCACCCATCGAGTTCGCCCGCGCGATGCCGAAGCCGAACAGGAAGTCGCCAATGGCCCCGGTCACGGCGTCGGATGCGTCAAGGTCGGGCGACAGTTCGGCCCGCAACCCTTCCGTCACAAGGCTCAGGCTGGCGTTGATCGCACCCGACGTTGCCCACGCGCCAATCCCGGTGCGCCCCGCGACGCCGATGGGACCAACGGCCATAGTAAGGATGCTGACGGGATCGGTAATCATCGCCCCGACCGTCGCCATCGTCCCGCCGTACCCGGCCTCGCGGAGAATCTTGCGGCGGCGGCTCGCGTTGACCGCTTCGGTAAGCAGGTAGTTGTAGTGGTCGCCGCTTCGGGCCTCAAGGATGTTCAACTTGAGGTCGGGGTCAACGTGCTTGGTCTGCTGCTCCCACGCGGAAAGGTCGGGGTTCCACGAAGGATCATCTTTGAAACCTTGGCTGACGAGTTCTCGCCCGGCCATGTCGGACAACCAATACTGTTCCTTGGCCGCAAGCAGCGTTTCGGACGAGAAGAAGTTGCCGATGGTCGAGAGCGGAGTGGGCGGCGTATATCCAGCGACAGTCTCTTCCGTTGGCACCATGTTTTCGATGCGTGCCGGGCGGGGGAATACGCTCACTCAAGTCCTCCGTATCTCACCGTACTCAGATTGCGCATGGCGTTGTCGATTGCCTTGGCTTCGGCTCGGCGTTTCATCGCTTCGCTAGTTGCGTTGGACCGCATGGCCGTCTTGAGGTCTTCCGCCGTGAACGTCATCGTCACGGCCCCGTCGTCGTGGCGGTAGCGGAGAACGTCGCCGGTGCGGTTGTCAACGAACGACAGCATCCGGCTCTGCGGGTCTTGCGTCAGGCGAATGTCGCCCTTGCCGATCTTCTTGTTGTTCCAGACGTAGGCGGTGTCGTCCTTGATCTGTTCGTGCAGGATGCCAGCCAACGCGCTGCCCGCGTCCTCAAACGAGTATTCCTGCCCGAATCCAGGGTCTGGAACCTCGTCGCGGAAGAACGTGTAGTGGCCGTTGACGATCCTGCTCTTGGCCTTCACCACTTCGGCGGCGCGCTTCACGGCATCGACGGGCCGAAGGTTCGGGTTCCGCATCATCAGGATGTTGGCAAACTCAGACACGTTATCCTTCGCAACCTCGCTGTCTTCGGCCCGAGTGAACGGAATCCACGGCGCACGGTCCAGAAGTTTCTCGGCTTGGTTACGAACGGCCTCGCGCTCCGCCTCCTGCATCGGGCGGGGCTTGGCGGCGAAGCGTGCTGCCTGAATCAACGCCTGCTCTTCGGTCATCTGCTGACCGGCGAGCGGGTTGGATTCGAGAATGTCAATCGCGGCTTCGTACACCGCCATGTCGCCGTCAAGTTCTCCCAATTGCCCATCGGTGCCAGCGGCCCGAAGTTCTCGGTACATGCGGAAGTTGCCAACCGCAGACTGGATCGTGGGCCGATTGCGTTCGTCGGTCGGGGCGAGTGCCGCAGCCTTGAGAGCGCGGGCGTCAATCCGCATCATCGACGACTCTTCGCTCATCGGGTAGCCGTTCTGCTGCGACCAACGCGAGTACGCAACCACTTGAGATTCGCCGCCGGGCCGGTTCTCTGGCCTCGCGTAGTAGGCGCGGGCGGCTGTCTTCATCGTGCGTTCGACTTCGGCGGCGTCGATCTTCGCAACCACTTGCCCGTTGTCCACCACGCGCAGCCCATCGGCTTCCAGAACGTCGGCCTTGCCCAAGCCCGGCTGCATGGTCATTGCGAAGAACGAACCAAGCGTTGACTGGCGAGCGTTGGCGACGCGAGCGGCCTGTACCGCCTTGGCCTGCTCGCCGAAGTACCGATCCGATGCGTTGTTGAGCGTCGCAATCGGGCCGTCGAAGTAGCGGGCCAGATCGGGGTTGGCCTTCATCTGATCCCGCAGGCGTTCGCGTTGGAGCAGGATGTCTTCGATCCGGCCACCCGTCAGGGCTTCGGACGTATTGAGAGCGGCGGTCGTGACTTGCTGAGACAGAATCTCGGAACGCTGACGCTCTTGGGCACCAGCGGCAACGTCTTTGAGTTTCTGTAGTTGCCCGCCAAGCAACGGCTCAAGACGGGGAGCAATTCGCTCAAGCCCGGCAACATCGCCCGACTCTGCTAGCGTCTTGGCTACAGGAAGGTACAGTTCCAGCGTTGCCCGATCCGGCTGGCCCGGAAACAGGTTGCGTTCGCCCTCGGCAAGAGCCGCAGGATCAGTCAGGCCTGCGCTCTGGTAGCGAGCAACTGCAAAGCCGCGCTCTTCTTCCGTCACGCGGTCAAGTTGACGCACGACGTTCTGCGCGTACGCCTGGGTGATTGCAGACGAATAAGCCTCGCGAGCAGCGGGGGAGTCTGGGAAGAGCCTAGACGCCTCATCCTCGCCAAACAGAATGGCCGTGTTGCGGATCGTTTCGGCGTCCGCGCTTGGCGGGATCATCACATCGCCGCGCTCGACTTCGCCTTCCAGCGTCACGGCTCGCAGCCTTGCGGCCTCGGTCGCCTCAGAGCGTTGCAGGGCTTCGGTGCGAGCAAGGGTCTGCTCGTACTGGGCCTGATCCTCAGCCGCCCTTGCTGCCGCCTCCCTCTCCTGCCCAATCCTGATCCGCTCCGCGCCAGCCATGAAGTCCACGACTGCCGACGTTGCCCTCAGCGATTCGCCGACGATGCCAGCGACCTGATTGGCCGTTTGGTCGGGGATGACGGGAATTGGAGCAACCCCCGGCGCGGCGAGCGATCTGCTCACGCCAGAACCGCGCAGTGGGTCGATGGAGCGTCCGTATCTTGACATGGTTAGACCATCAGACAGACCGAGGCGTTCAGGGTGGCAGCAGGCGTGCCGCCGTCACAAAGCAACTGGGCGAGGATGTTGGCACCGGCCACGTTCTTGATGATGACAGCACCGGCACCGTTTGCCGTGTTGTTGTAGACGCCGATGGAGCCATAGACGCTCTCGAACGTGGTGCGGAATGCGGGCGTCGTCATGGTCAGCGTGTCGGCGACGAAAACCGAGGAACTGAGCCACGGGAACGTGTGCGTCAGGGTGCCGAGCGTGATGCTGACGGCACCGAGATACAGGCCCACGTTGTCGGGCGTCGCAACCCAAAGCCGCATCGTGCCAGTTTCGTTCGCGGCGTCTGTGCCGTACGGGATGATGCGGATTCCTTGGTAGTCGCAGGCGGGCTGCTGGCTCATGCGAATCAGCGCGGAGTTGATCGGCAAGTCAGATGGGATTGAAATGTCGGTCGCACCAAGGTCGCCCGTTGCGGTTGTCGAGTTGACCGTCAGCAACGGCGATGGTCCAAGCGTTTTGAGAATGAGCATGGTTGTTCCTTATGGGCGGGCGCGGATTCGCCCGCTGCCCAGAGTGTCGTCTTGCATTGAACTTTGCAGGTACATATCAACTTCAACGGTCGGGAAATACAAAGCCCCGGAGTCGCTGGGGTGGATCGCGCCGGGCGTGTCGCCCACCGTGTCCAAGTAGGTTGCCGCCCAAGTGTTGACGGGGCCAAGGCGGTCGCGCACTTCAAGCCCGAGCGGGGTGTACGCGACTTTGTTGTGAAGCGAGTTGTTGTTGTTGGCGATGGTGCGGAACACGTCATCCATCTCATCGAACCGCACCTGCTCAGCGACGGTGTAACCGGCCACGTTGCCCGTGGTGTCCCACTGCAATACCAGTTCGATGAGGATGTCAGACGATCCCTTGCCAACGCGAGTCAGAGAGTCGCGGATGCGGGCAATCGTTGTCAAGACTTGCGTAGTCAAAACACCCTGATCGCCGGGCGCGTACTTGTTCTGGCCAAGCATGATACTGATTTTGCCCGACTTGCCGCCCGTGGAGTAGTCACCCTCGATGGGCGTCATCGAAAAGATGGCGTCCATTGTTGCGTCGGTGTACCAGCCTTGGTTGCCCGCGCCGCCCGGAGCGACCGCCGCCATGTGGTTGTCCCAACCAGCACCACCCCAACCCATCGAAACCTCGCCGTAGCGGGTGGCGGAAAGCGTGTTGTGACGCACCGTGCGGTACAGCATCATCGAACACTTGCCGCTTTCCGAAGTGCCGCCACCGAGCGACTGGCGGAACATTGAAATATCAGATGACCCAGTGCCCGTCGAAGACGCCGGGGTTTCGTAGAACGTGTGCGTGCCCTTCGTGCCCGACGAATCGTTGATGGCCGACGTGCTGCTGTCGTAGATGTTCGTGCCAGCGCATCCGGTCGCAATGACTGACATGCCGGGCACGCCGTCCGCGCCCGCGCTGATTCGCAGTTCGCCGAACCTGATACTTTGGTTGGTGAGCCAGTCCGTGCCCCAGAATGACTGGCGAATCGTGTTGCGGATGATTGGGGCGAAGTCGCTGTTGGCTCCAAACTTCAATATGGTCGCGCCTGCTGCAAATGCGTTTAGGGACGACGGGATTGCCCCAGCCCCAGAACCCATCTCAAAGTCCGCGACCGTGAAAGACGTTCCTCCGACAGACAGCGATTGTGTGCTGGCTGGACCGGAAGCGTTGAACCAGCCAAACGCGGCCAGGTCTCCACCGGCCGCAAAGCACGGGTGAGCAAAGAACCCCCACGGCCCGTATCTGGTGTCCTTCTTGCGCCCGATGGGAAGACGCTTGGTAACGCCCTCAACGCCTTGCGAGTCGGTCATTCGGACGACAGGGCGTTGCATACGGGCGTACAACTCGTCGCCCTTGACACAAGTTCTAGGCATCAGTTCTCCGTGGCTGTGGTGTTGCCGGTGATGACGATTGACCCACGCGGCTGCTCGATGTGAATAGCCACCTTGGGGTTTCTGTGGATGTTGCCGAAGACGAACGCCCCGTCACCACGCGACACGCGGATGTGTTCACCCTGCGCCGCGCCCGGAACCGATGCCCAACCATTGAACGTGTTATGGGCAATCGCACCACGCCACAGCACGCCCGGAGGCTGCATGGCGTGCCCGCCGCTGATACCGATGGGGCAGTCGCTCACTTCGTTCTGAGAGGCGTAGGTTCGACCAGCACGCATCTGAAGGCCCGCGTGGGCGACATTGTGGATGCGGTTGTAGCGGGCCACGAACGGCAATTGCCCGAACGTGCCGGGCGTAGCGACGATGTAGACGCCCTGCGAGAACTTGCTGTTCTCGTCGCGCCCGCCGCTGGGGGTCAGGCCAAGGTTCGACAGTTCGTTCTCCTCGAACAGCATTCCCTCGACGCGGACGACATAGCCGCCCCCGCCGTGTGAGCCGTTCATTGAGAACGTGTTGTGGACCGTGTTGCGACGGAACACCACGTTCATAAGCCCGCCATCTACCACGCCATCGAAGATAAACGCGGAGTTGCCGCCCTCGAAGTGGCAGTCCTCGACGACAACGCCGATGGTGCTGGCGTAGACGATGATGCCGCAGTGGGGCTTGCCGCCGTAGTTGAGCGGGTTGGGCGTGAAGTCCAGGCCGATGACCCACAGGTTGCCAGCGAACCCATCACCCTGCACCCGCATCGTCCCGTCTTTGTCAGGCCGGGTGAACTTGGGGCGTGGGCCTTCGCCGTACGCCTTCAACACCATCGGGCGCGTGCTGCTTGCACCGCCCTTGTCCCACGTCCCGTATTCGCCGACGATCCGCTCATCCCAGACGCCACCACGCTTGAACGCGATGTGGTCGGCCCGGCCATTGCGGGCGAGTGCGTAGGCGCGCGCGACGGTGCGTACGGGTGCATCCTGCTGCAAGCCCGCGTTGGCGTCGTCGCCGTCGTTGGAGACATAGATCGTCCGCTCGGCTGGCGGGATGATCGTGGCACCGTTGTCGTCCTGCTTGGGTGCCCAAGGCATGTCGGCTGGCAGGCCGAACCGGACGCGCTTCTCGTACGCCTCAAGGTCGGCGGGGTCGAAGAACGCCCCGTCGCGGTTGATGTCAATGCTGTCGTTGTCGCCCGTGCTGGATTGGCCTTCCGAGAAGACCGCGTACAGGTCGTCAAGGTCAATGCCATTCACCAGCCCGTCGTTGTTGAAGTCAGGGTCGGCAAAGTGGTTCATGTTTGATCCTGTTTTCACGCGCTGACAGCAAAGGCGTTCTCGGCACCTTCCATCGCGCGGCGAAGGGCCTGACGAACAGTGACGCCGGAACGAACCTCGAAGGTGTCCAGCAACGCGAACGAGAAGTCGTCGGCGGACGGGATCGAACCGATGTTCAGGTTCGCCCCGATGTTGCCACGACCAATCATGCTGACGGTCGCCGCAACGGACCCGGCAATGTCAACGTCCACTTCCTTGAGGCCCGTCAGGTCGCCATCCGAAGACGCCGCTGCGGTCGTGGTCGTGGCCGTGTCGCCAAGCCCACTCAGGGCCACGTCAGAACTGGCCGATGCGGTCGTGCGGTTCGTGGACGCGAGGCCACCGCTCGTCTGGGCGGGCACGTAGGCAACACTGTTGATGTAGCCAATCGGCGCGCTTGCGTGCTTAGAAAAGCCTCCACCGTGGACGCGAGGCAGGGCGTTGCCCATGATCCACGCATCTCGGAATCCAACTCCCGCGTAGGAGCCGGTAAGCCGAGCCTTGATGGAGATGTTGGAGCCGTTTCGGATAAGCATGTTTAGTCCCAAGCCATGTCTGCGTAGCCCATGAGCAGGCTCGAAGTGGCAAGCGCGCCGCCCACTTGGATCAGGAACCCGAGGCAAGCCCCGTCTTCGACGCGGGGCAGGGATGGCAACTGGTACACAAAGTCGCGTTCAGACGCGGTGTTGATCGCAAGCAGCGGGATCGTCGCCAGTGGCTTGCAGAGGATCAGTGAGGCCGTGCCCGTCGTGCCCGTCGCAAGGGTGTACGACTGCACCGATCGAATGCCGTTGTCGCCAGAGGCCAAGCGGACGAACGGAGAGCCGTCAGTCTGAAAGCAGGTGGAGAGCGGAGCCGAGTTAGCCGGGGATGTGTGGGCCGCAGCGACGTTTGAGCCGGTGCCGCCTTGGTCGGTGTAGGTGAAGGTCAGGGCGGGAGCAGCAGCACCCAGAGCCGAGTTGACCGTCACAATCGCCTGCACGCCTTCGCCGCTGGTGTAGCGAGGCAGGCCAACGCCGTTGGTCAACGTCGTGGGCGTACCCGTCACCACCAGCGACGGGTACATAAGCAGGAAGTCGCACAGGATCAGCGTGGCCGGAACCACGGTCGCAGTGGGGGACCACGCGGCAAGGTTCAGTAGGTGGCGAGTGTCAGGCGACACGTTGGACCCGATGGGCAACGCGCCAGCCGTGGATGAAGTCAGTTGGACCGCCGTGCCAGCCGTGCCGCCCAGCGACATCGCCGTGGGCACACCATTCCATTGCAGCGTGTCGTGCCAGCGACCAGCGGCGGAAGTGGCCGCGTTGTTGCTGGTTTTCTGGAAGACCGTCTTGAGGTTCTGCCCGCCCGTGATAGCAGCCACCATCGCATCGACCGAAGCGAATCCCATTAGTCCTCCACAATCTGCAACGCACCAGCAACGGCGCGCGGCGTAATCAGGTTTGACACGGCCAACGAAGCGTTGAGCGTGCCCTTATACAGCAGCCGGCCCGTGCCCGACGAGGCTGTGCCAATGCCGAAGTGAGTCAGAGTTTCAGACCCGCCCGTGCATTGAGGCCAAGTCACTTCCGCCGTGTTGCTGGCGGTGTTGCCGCTCACGGTCCAGCCAGCCCCGTCGCGCGACACAAGCACGCGCGCGTAACTGGTGTACGCCGCCTCGTTGGTCGTCTGGTTTCCAGCCTCGCCGGGGTCCGAAGTGTGAAGCGACACGTACAGGTTCGACGTTGACCACGAAAAGGTGGTGCCGTTGAACACGTACAGCAGCACGTCGTTCTCTAGGTTGTTGCCCTTGCTCATAGTGTCGTCTGGTTGATCTCAACCAGCGTGTCTCCTGAGTAAACGAAGTCTTTGCGGGTCGTCGTCGCGCCTTGCACGAAGTCGATCCGAGTGAGTTTGCCGCTTGTGTATGTGAACGTCTTGTACGAACCGTCGTCGTAGTCGATGCGAGTCAGAACGCCCGACGTGTACGTGAACTCGGGGCCAGCGGGCGACGAACCGCCCGACGATCCCGCCGCGCCCTGCGGACCCTGCGGCCCTTGCGGACCAACGCCGCCCGATCCCTCGTTGGCCCGCCTGACCAACTCGTACAACGCCGTTGCCTGCGGATCGTTCCCGCGACGTGTTCGCGGAAGGGCGATGGGCGCGGCGCGTCTGTTGCTCATGGGGTTGGGGGCGGCAACTTGCCGGTCGAAAGCATCTTCCAGCCGGTCGCGACCAACGCGAAGAATGCGGCGGTAACGGAGCCAACCAGCCACTTCACGGCGGATCGCTGGGTTTCCTGCAACTCTTTGACGTGTGCTTCCAGTGTTGGTACGCGATGGTTCAAGCCCTTCTCAGGCTCGCCGTTGCCGGTCAAGTGTTCCTTGACTTGGCGAACGTCGGTCTGAATCTGCTGCATGAGAAACATCGCATCACGCAGAGTCGGCTCGTTCACTGCACTACCTCATCCGGCTGAGCCGCGTTAGCGACAACTTCCTTGAGCATCTGCCCCGTGCGGATGCGCTTGGCCTTCTCGGTGTCGGACAGGCTCGCGTCAGCCTGCACGTAGCCCGCGTGTTCCTCAGTGAGAACATCCACGGCGGGCTTGATGTTGGTCGCCGAGATGAGTCCCTGCGCGGAGCAGGCCCCCATCACAACCGGAATCAACACCACGCCCATCCAAAGGGCAAATGTCGCAGCGTTTTCGATCTTCTTCTTCATGCCATTGCTCCCACGGCCATGCTCACGCCAAGCCGCACAAGGCGACGAACGGCGTTGCGAGAACGGCGGTTCAGTTCGATACGGTGCTTCTCTGCCAGCAGCATCAGTTGTGCGTCAAGGTGCTTGTCGCTGGCACCAGCCATACCAACCGCGTCTTCCATGATCGCCTCCGCGTATCGCTGGATGTCTTCGCTGGCACCAGTCAGGTAGTCGCCAATGGCGTCCTGTAAGTACCCCGCATACTTCTTGTTCATGTCAGTCCTTGTGGTCGTGGCGACAGCGCGCGTAGTCGGTCAGGTCGTCGCCGAACTCTTCTCGCATGTCGCTGGGGCTATACACCCGCTTGGAAACGCACTTGACGCCGTGGTTGCCAGTGCCGGAACCGCCCGGATAGAGCGGCCCGCGATGCCCTTCGGGAATGCCCGTGGGCGTGATGGGGGTCGCCTTCTTCACTTGCCAGCCTCCGGGGGAGCCTTCTTCCACCACGCCTTCTTCTCGGCGTAGGACCACGCCAGCGAACCGCCCGACAGGACGATGGCCGCGAGGACCGCAACACCCTTGTCCAACTCACCTTCCACCGCCTGATACCCGACAGCAGCCGCAATCCAGGCGAGGAACATGCGAACCGCACTCTGCACCAACCCGACAATGAGAGACTTGTCCATGAAAACTCCTATGAACCGCTCACGCCTTGCAGCGCGCTCAGTTGATTCAGCCCGGCGAACAGGCCCACGCCCGACGCGAACCCGCCAACACCAGCCTGCACCGCCGCCAGCACAGGGCTTTGCCACTGCGACCGGATGCGTGCGGCCTGTGCCTCAAACTGTGACCGCTCGGCCCGACGCTGATTGCGGGCGTTCTCTTCCACGACGTAGGTGTTCACGGCGTTGTCGCCGACCGCCTGTCGCCGGAAGTCCGACGCGCTGGCACCGCCAGCACCAGCAAACGCGACCGCCACCCGCCCGAGCGTCCGACGAAGGTTCTGGCGTTCCTTGAACAACTCCAACTGCTCGGCCTCATTGATCTGGCCAATGTTGACGCTTGACGCCAAGGCTAGGTTGTTTAGCGTGCCTTCAATCGCCCGGTTGTTCTCGAACGCCTGAATACCCGCCAACGCAGCCGTGCCAAAAGCAAGGCCAGCGGCATTGGCAACCCCATAACCACCACCGCCGCTTGGCCCGCCGATTGCTGGGTTCGACCCGATAGACGGGTCAAACTGTGGAATCGGAATGATGTTTGGATTCATCGCAGCATCGGAGCCTGGTTGCCCACAAACTGAACGGTCGTGATGGTCACGGGTCGGCTGTTCTCGCTGGTGATGCGGAACGTCGTGTTCGACGTTGGCCCGCCGCCGTAGACGCGATAGACGCCTTCTTCTTCGAGTGGCGTTCCGCTAGGCGGGGTGAACGTGCGGGTCACGTCGCCCATCGCGGCAGCCCGCCGCGTGATCCAGTTGAAGCCACCGGATCGGCGATACAGCAGGTAAGCCGCCGTGACGTAAAAGCCGTGTGAAGGAATTGCAAGGTTCGTGTTCTCGCCACGCACGTAGTCGCGAGAGATGTCCACGAGCATTTCGTACTTGACGCCAGCACGCACAACGTCACTAGACGGCGTGCCGACTGCGGCGGTGTGGTCGCCCGTGGCGCGGATCGTGGTGTTTGACGGGCGGGTGGTGGTCAACTCGGTGCCGTCGTTCTTCACGATGCAGTCGTAGTCACCATCGGTCATCGTCACGCCGTACGGGTCTTTGAGCGTCCAAGTGGTGTGGTTGCCACCACCGTCGTAGACGCCATCGACGGACGTATCAATGCTGATCGACCGATCCAGCCTGCGCGGGAAGTCGCCTGAGTCGTAGATGGTTGACTTGCCAAGGCTGGTAATGTCAGGCTCGAACCGCAGGTACTCCTGCGTGTAGCCGCCAAGCGCGTTCTCGCAGACGATGTGAAGGCCGCTGGTGAGCAGGGCCATGTCCACAACTTCGCTCTTGAACACGTACTTGGTCCACGCCGCCTGCTGCAATTGGTTGTTCGGCGAGCGGGTGTACCGCCACACGAAGATCGTCTTCTTTTCCTGCTCGTTCAGCACGGCCAGCAAGTTCTGCGACGGGACCGTGGCCATGCGCCGGATGTTGTCCTCGAAGAACAGGGGCACCTGCTCGGTCACGTTGTACGGGGTGTTGAACCCGCGCCCGTCGTCGTAGGCGTACTCAAGGATGCCGCTGGCAATGCGGGTTGAGCCATTCGTGGGGCTGTGCTGGCGAACCGGCACGTACAGCCGCGAGTCCATGCCCACCGGATCGACGTTGAGCAATTCGTTGTTGAAGGCTTCCTCGATCTGCACGGAAGATGGGGTCCACGCTCCATCGGCAAATGCCTCGAACGCGCGAGCGGCGTTGGTCGTGATAAACAATGCGCTTCGGATCGGCTCAATCGCCCAGATTGTCGCCACCGACCGGCCCGGAATTGCCTTCTCGATGCGGTCGCTGTCGGCAACAACTGTGTCATCTACAAGGTAGAAGTTGTAGTAGTTGCCCGCTTCGCTCTGCACCATGTATTCGCCCGCGCCGAACGTCAGCCGCCCCTCATGGACGTTGATTGCGGTGATGGCACGGGCCAGTTGGAACGCTTCGGGAGCCTTGTTGGTCACTTCGTCGCCAGCGTCGCGAACGGTCCACGCCACTTGAGCAATCGAGAACGCTGCCGGAGTGGTCCCGTTGCCCGTGTACGAAGTGCGGGTCATCAGCACGGGCATCTTCGCCGGGTCGGGCTGGTACTCAGGCTGCGACGGGGCGGGTTTGCGGGTCCAGCGGGAAGTGATCGGGATGCGAGCGGTGGTGGCACCCGTGCCCGCCGCAACCACAATGTTTGATGCGCTACCGCCAGAGAAAGGTCGGCTAGTGTCGGTTGGTAGCGACAGGTTCTTGTCCGTTGCGGTGTCAACCAGCGTTGAATACATCGTGACGGTCGCAGCAGACCCCTTCCACGGCGAAGTCACGCGGAACGAGCCGTAGCCGCTGCTGTTGGGAATCCACCCAACGAACGCATCGGTTTCGCCAAGGTCACGGAACGCCTGCGTCCATTCGGACGCCACGTCGTCCATGTCCTCGATGTCGCCGCTAGCAATGAGCGACGCGAACGAACGCTCAAGTTCGTACTCGCGGCCAATGCTGTTGAACGCAACGTCGGCGGTCGCAGCCAAGGCGCAACTGCGTCCGGGCGTGTAGGTCGGTCCAGACGCGGCGTCTGTCACAGTGATTTGGTCGTTGCTGTCCTTGGAAACAATCGTGACCATGCCAACCGACGCCGACGCGCCGTAGGTAACGCCAGTGCCAGCGGTGATGCGGAGTTGGTCGCCAGCCTCAAAGGTGTAGCCAGAGAACGCGCCGGTCTTGGTCAGCGTCCATGTGTCGCCCGTCACGTTCGCAGCGGTTACGCCGGTTTGCGAGTTGGCCTGCCGCTGGAACCACACACGGAACCGCTTGGGGTCTTTACCCGCGTCGTCCCAGTCCCCGCCTCGCAACTTCGCCCAGCCTGTCCAAGTCGGGGGGGTGTTGGTGTAGGTTGCAAACGCATCCCCGCTCGGGATGTCGTACTGCCAGTACCCGGCGTCAAGGTCGGTGCCGTCTTCCAACGCGCGGTGATACGTCCCGTCAGCCGGGCCACTCGCCACCATCACGTCAGCGTTCTTGTACGTCCGCTCAAGCGTGTACGCAGGGCTAGTCAGAAGCCCGGTCGCAACCTTCGTGTTGACGATGAACGTGCCGTCTGCGACGGTCAAGAATCGCAGGTCGGCGGGAGTCGCACCACCAGATGAAAGATACGTTTCTACGCCCGTGCCGTACGTCACAAGAGCGGGTGGTCCACCCTCTTCGAGCGGCCACACCCGCATCTGCGGTCCTTGATCCAATCCGTAGAACACAAGGTACTGTTCTGTCGCACTTCGACGAATCGGGTGCAGGCGGTAATCGCCGCCAGCGTTCAACAACGCGCCCGTCATGTCGCCGCTGAACCTGAGAAGCCCGGTGATTCTGCGGGTCAGCACCGTGCCCGAACGCTTGCGGCACCCGTCGAACGTGTCGAAGTCCGCGTTCTTTGCGTCCTCGACCGTGCCGGGGAATCGAATCGCTGCCGGTTGCTGGGAGATGCCACCGGAAAGCGTTGGCCGCGCGACAATCGCGGATGCTCTCGTCGCCAGATCGAATTGCGTCATTGCAGATTAGGCTGGGACGGAATCAGCGGTTGGTTCTGCGGGGCGGGAGGCGACATCGGAGAACGCTTGGCCGACAATTCGTTGACCGCACGAACCTGCTGGTACGCGGCGTCAACGCGGGTGTCGCGGCTGGTCACGCTCTGGAACTCAATCAGTGCGTTGTTCATGCACAGCGATTGCAGGTTGGGGTCGCGGATGTTGTTCACTTCCTCGTCCTCAACCACGGCAAACTGATACGTCCCGTCTGGGAACGTGGTGGTGCTGCCCTCGGCGTTGTAGATCAGAGCCGTGCCGTTCTGCAAGTACCAGTTGCGCCGTTCGTCGCGCCCGATAGGACGGGCGAAGATGGCGTTGGTTGGGGCGGTGATGGTGTTGGGGGCACCAGAAACGGTGACGGCAAACACTCGGCTCGTCTGCCGCCATTCGCGGGCGAGCGTGTCGCGTGTCGCCATGTCAAGGTAGTTCTCGGCCTGCCCCGCGTCGGACGTGCCGTAGGTCTTGCTGGGCCACGATCCGCTTGAATCAAGAGCCGACACAGGCAGGTGCCCGCACGCGCGCAGCATCTTGTTCACCAGTTGGAGTTTGGTGTGAAACGCCATTAGACAGTCTCCACAAAGATTTCAAGGCACCACGCGATTGCGTTGGTCGAACCGGATGGCCACGTAATCGCGAACGTCACGGCCTGCCCGTTGGTCAGGACGAGGCCAAGCGTGTTGCCATAGGGCGAGTTGCTGTTGAAGTAGGGCGTTGCCAGCGTCGTCGGAGAACCCGGCGCGTCGCAGCCCGTGCCGTACACGGTGAAACCGGCTGCGGTCGTCGGTTCAAGTTGCCCGAGCGTTGCCGCCGTTCCCAACGTCGCGGGCGTGGTGCCGCGCTGAATCGTGATCGTGCCCTTCTTGTCGTCGGGCTTTGCGTTGTCGGTCGTAAGGCTGTAACTACCGACCGAGATAACAGTCTGTGCATCGTCACACACCACGGCAACGCGCTGCGTACCGCCACTGCTTAGGATTGATCCCGAAAGCGGGACTCGAATCATTCTTCGTGCCATGATTGCTCCTTACCACGGCAGAGTGATAATGCCACCGCTGCCCATGTTGTTTCCGCCTGTGACGCCGCTAGAGGACGACGTGTCGTCCCCCGGAGGGCCTTGGTTGTTGCCGCCGCCAACACCGCCGCCGGGCGGGTCTTCTGTGTCGTCCAGTGGTGGACCGCCCTCATTGGGGCCTTCTGGCTTTTCCGTGATGTCGCCCGGTGGTGGACCGCCGACGTTCGGGCCGCTACTTCCACCGCCGCCTCCGCTGCCGTCAGTCCTTCGATACACAACCTGAGAGACATCGAGCGTGGCAAAAGTCCCAGACGGCGCGCTCCAATCTGGCACCGTGCCGGGGATGAGGAACACGCTTGACTCTTCGTCTTCGCAGCACTCCTGCGAATCGGGGTCGTACGTGTCAATGGTGATTGGATGAACCTCGGCACACTCAACAGCCGGGTTCTCTTGGGCCGCAATGCCCGCGTAGTAGTCGCACAGGAAGTCGAACGTGTCGGGCCGCGTCAACTCGAAGCCCGTGTAGGGCGAGATGACAAAGCCACGGTCGATGAGTTCTTGGGCCTCGGCAATCGTGAAGTCAGAGTCGCCGAATCGCGGGCAAACGTGTAGTTCGGTTCCCTGTGACGCCGTGATGTTGTTGGGCTTGTAGAAGGTCTTGTAGTTGGGCCACACCACCATGTAGGGCCGCTCGAACGGTTCGGGATAGCGAACCAGCAGGCCCGAAGGCGGTGCCGCAAACGACACGGGCCACAACTCCCCGCCCGTCTTCCAACCCGCGTCTTCAAGTGCCGCAAGGATCGGCTTGCGTGCAACCCCGTCTGCGGCGGTCGCCTCGCTTGCGTCGATCCAGGTGAACGTGAATCCGAGTTCCTTGAGCGGGGCAATCGCGTTCACGAAGAACGCCGGGCTTGGCACAACATCCGCCGTGGTGTCAATCGAAGACTGATCCTCGGGCAGCGTGTTGTGCATGATGCCCTGATAGATTGCATACTCGCGTCCTTCGGTCTTGAAGTCTGCGAAGTTATTGGCAAACCAGTTGGCAATCTGCGGGTAGTGATTGGTCCAGACGTACCACGTTGCAGCCGGGGCGTTCTCGCCAACCTTGAATCCAACGGGGTAGTTGACGCAAATGGTCGTCGCGCTCAGCCGCGTGGCCAACGCTTCCACGGCGGGCCACGCCGCCTCTGGCGTTGGCAGCACGTCGCCGCGAAGCCCGCCAGGATTCGTTGTCGAGTAGTTGTCGCCGCTGCCCCACTGCCAATGCAGATGCGGGCGACGGCGCGGCTTGAACGGGGCGGGCATTAGCGTCGCTCCGCGTCGTATCCGTTCCAGAACAGGCTTGTGGCGTTGTCGTGTGCCCCGACGATGTACCAGCCTTCGGGAGCAAGGGCGTTGCTGTTTGCCAGCGTGTCAACCGGCTTGCTCTGCATGTCGCGAACCTGCGCCTCTGCCATCGAACGCTTGGCCTGCGCGTCGAGTTTGCCGTACATGCCAGCCAGTTCCGGCGAGGTTGAGGACCGCTGGGCCGCAAACTCCGCAGCCGCGATGTCCACCACGGCGCGGCGAACGTGCATCGGCAAGCACTCGGGCTTGTAGAGCAGGCTCACGCGGACGCGCGTGGTGTTGGTGAACACATCGGTCTGGTTCTGGCGGTCGTACAGGAACTCGCCAACCTGCACCAGTTCAAGGTGCCCGCTGGTGTTGTCGCTTTCGATGAACAGAGTGCCAGCGGGAACCGCGAGCTTGCCGTTCACGTCGGGCGTGATTTCCTGATTGAGCCGATCCGAGAACGCCCAGCGATGGGCCTGCTGGACTTCGCGGGAGACTTGATCCAGAATCTCCTCGGCAGTACCCAGTTCCGAGCGGGTGCCCGTGTCGAGGCCGGGCGACGGATTCCGACCGCACTTGGTCAGGATCAATCGCACCATCTGTTGTCTGTTCATGGTAAAACCACCCCGGACGCTTTCGCATCGACGGGGTGGGGGTGAGGGAGGGCTATTTAGTTGTTGGTGCTGTTGTTGAGGCCGATGGAATCGACGACGAGGACGAGTTCGCCATTGATGGTCAGAACACAGTCCGCGTCAATGTCCGTGTCGGTCTGAACGCCGATGTTGAAGAACAACTTGGGGGTTGCGCTGTTGACGAACAAGACCGAAGACATGCCGCCAGTTGCATAGGCAATCTGGTTGGTAGTGTCCCAGCCCGCAGCCCCGCCTGTTTCCGCGTTCGCCAACTGCGTTGCGGGGATGACGTTCTGCATTGTGGTCGCCAGCGTGCTTGCGGAAGCAGTTGCCGTGCCAACGCCAAATCGCACCGAAGTGGCCGCGTTGTTGATGTTTGCGTCTGCCCCGTCCTTCGCAAGAGACAGCGTGCAGGCGGCGTGGTTGATCTTTGTAAAGGTGCGAAGACTTGCGTTGAACGTGCCGAGTTCAAGGCCCGCGTAGGCCAATGCGTTCGTCACGGTCAACTTGACGTTGTTGAAGCGAATACGAATCTGCGTGGTGGGCGAGTAGGGGTCGCTGCAACGAACCGAGAACCGACCATTGGCCGGGTCCGAAGGCTGCGTTGCCGTCCACATCGCCGCAATGTCCTCGTTGGGGTTGCAAATAACCCCACGAGATGCGTCTTGATAATTGGCGTTTGCCATTGGGTGTTTTCTCCAAAGCGGCGGGGGCCGAAGCCCCCAGCCGCGTCAAATTCATTACACTGCTGCGCGAGTCGAGGTCGTTTGGGTGTTGATTTCGATGGCGAACGCGCACTCGGGGTTGAGCGGCGCGATCGTCCACTGGCCGACGAGCGCGAAAGTCTCGGACAGGCCGAGTTCGTGCTTGTCGTACACGGCCATCATCGGCTTCTCTTCGGTGACGTGAATTGCACCCTTGCCGCCGTTGGTCGCGACCATGCCGAGCAGAACCGGGAAGCCGGTAGAGCCGGTCGGGTTGAAGTTCCCGCGAAGCGCGCTGGGGCCGTCGATGACGTTGGAGGCGGGAAGAACACCCGCGCCGTAGTTACCGTTGGACGGCAGCGTGCTTTCGTCGCCGGTGTAGCGGTTGACCGTCGCGAGGATGGTCAGGTCGAACGCGGGCAGGTAGACCGCCTTGCGTTGCAGGTTGCCATTGCTCAGGATGATGTTGTCGGTCGTGAAGGCGCGTTCGTTGCCGTACGCCTGCAAGCCCGCCATGAACTCTGAGTCGGCAATGGCAAGACGCTGGCCGGGTCCATTCGGAGCGTTCTTCTGGTCCAAGGTCAGACGCAGAAGTTCCAAGCACCGGAAGGTGTTTTCACGGGACGTAGAGCCGCCAATACCAATCGCCGCGCTGACGCAAGCGTTCAGAGAGCCGGGGTTGCCACCGCCTTGCGAGATGATCGTACCCTGATTGTGCGCCCACAGAGGAACGCCGCTCACGGTGATGGTCTTGGACGCGGCACGAGCAGCCAGAGCCAACGCGCGAACCACGCGACGGCTCTTGAGGATGCCCATGTTGTAGCGGTGCTGGCGACCCACGTTGGCCATCGTCTGAGCAGCCCACTCCACGCGACGAGAATCAGACTCGTGCAGCGTGTGCGCCTGATAGAGCAGGTCGTCGGCTTCGCGCGTGATGGTCTTGTAGAACTGACCGGACACCTGCCCGTTCATCACGTCGCCCTTGGCGAGCGTCAGCGGGGCGGGCGTTCCAGCGTCGAAGCGGTGGCGGTACGAGCCGCCCGGCTCGGCGGGAATGTTGGTGATACCAGCAATGTTGGTGTTGTCAAACACCGGCTCGGCCTGCATGGGCAGGTTGGTACCCTGCACATACATTTCGAGCAGCATCGAACGATCATCCGTAGAGCCGTCGTTGGCCCCAGGATTGATGAAAACTGCCATGTGTTGATTCCTTCTGAATCAGTGCAAGCGACACCCCGCCTGTGCCGAGGTGTCGCTACATGGCGCGTCCGTCAACCGGGTCGGCATGGCCGAGTGTCCGGTTCGTGGCGTGCTACTTTGCGGCTCGTGGGATCGCGTTCGCGTGCGTGGTACACCCACGCCTGCGACTGCACAAAACAACAAGGGGCGGTTTCCCGCCCCTCGCTTTACTTCTTGATGTTCTTCTCGAACGCCGCGAGTTTGGCTTTCAACTCAGCGTTCTCGGCTGCGACGGCCTCTGCCTTTGCCGCCGTCACCTTGGCGTCTGCAAGCATCTCGGTCAACTTCTTGGGCTTGCCGATTGCGGTGGCCTTCGCCATCGCACTCTGTTCGGCGTCGTGTTCGTTGTCCTTGGGGTCGCCCATGACGTACGTTTGGCCGTCTTCGGTGCGGAGTTCGACCTTGAACTCGATTGCCCCGCCCGCAACGCGGCTCATCCACACGTACTTGTCCAGCCCGTATTCACCCAGAAAGTTCAGCAGTTTCGGTTGTTCAATCGTGGTACTCACTTGTTCACCTTCCTGAAAAGTGCGAAGTCGCTGGCCGTCCCCTGTCCAGCGGCGATTCGCGCAGTCGCGTCCAACTTGGCCTTCCTCACTTCGTCATCACTGGCAGGCCCCGGCGCGGACCCGTTGATCGGCTTCGGACCCGTGCTTCCGCCGTACTTGCGCGTGTGGTGCTGCTGCAAGAGCAACGCCGCTGCGTCGAATGTTTCGTGGTTGCTCATCAGCCGCACGATGCGGGCGTGTTCTTCGGCTGGGACGTATGACTCCCAGTCCTTGCCGAGTTCGGCCAGCTTGTCGGCACCGCCCACGACTTCCGCCGCGCGACGTTCGTTCGCCTCAACCTTGCCAAACTCTTCCTTGAGCAACGCACGCATCGCGGGGATGCGCGTACGCGGAGGCAGGCCCTTGAAGTCATCGTGGGCCAAGGCGAGTTTGTCAACCACCGAATCGCCAAGCGCGTTGGCCTTGTGCATCCGGTACAGGTCATCGCCGCTGAAACCAGCATCCTTCAACACCTTGGCCGTATCGACCGGCTTGCTGGTGTCGGGTTCCTTCTGTTCCTCCTTTGGGAACATCGGCGTGCTGATCGGCTTGGCGTCTTCCTTGGGCTTGCCAACCAGACGCTCCGCGCTCTTGTACGCACGCTCCGCGTCGGCCACCGTCTTGAACGGCTTGCCCTCGCCGATCAGGTCGCCTTCTGCGAGCGGCACGAGGCCCTGGCTTGCGTGCAATTCACGCAACCCTTTGACCAACTGAGCCGCCGCGTCTTCGGGCGTAGAACCCTTGAACTTGCCTGCAAGAACAACCTCCTGCACCGGCTGCTGATCTTTGGGCGCAGCATCACCCGCAGTAGCCGTAGCCACTGCCGTATTCGCATCTGCCATCACTTACCCCTATTGCGGCGCGAGTTGCTGTCGAACGACAGCACCCGCTGTACGGGCCGCTTCCCGCCCACCCTCCATCGCCGATTCCGTCTGTGCCTGCAACTGCGCCGCCGCCTGTGCTTCGGCCTGCTGCTCCTCACGAGTCTTCACCATGCCCGGCTCGAACACGTTGTTCAGTCGCATAATCGCCGTGAACACGTTGTTCATGTTGAGCGACGCCATGACATCCGGCCCCATCTGAGAAGCCAGTTGCACAACCTCGCCAAGCCTGCGAGCCTTGATCTGCTGGACAGCCAGCGAGGTTCCCGTGAGAACCTTCGGGCTGATGTATTGCTTCCACTCGTCGGGAATCGACGGGAGCAATCGCCGAATGTCGTGCATCACAACCGCGATCTGATGCGGCTGCGTGGTCGCTTGGAACGATGACAATGCCCCGCCAAGCATCTGCTCCAACTGGCTGCTCACGCGCTCGACCTGCAAGGCCGTCACGCGGTCCACGTTGGGGAGCGATGCTGCGATGATGCCAAGGCTCTCGGCCACCCGCTGTTCGGTCGCTGCGATAGCCGATTGCACCACGCCGGGCGAACTGCCAGGATTCGCGTACAACGCGGCAACGTCGCCCACCACCCCGCCCACCACACTCGCCCGCATCGCGTAGCCCGACGGCCACTTGAGATGTTCCGGGTCAGTGGGCGAACCGTGGTTCACAGCCCACTTGACGTTGGACACCATGCGAGCGATTTCGAGAAGCCGCAGCCCGAGTTCATCGAGGGCCGCAAGGCTTGCAAGGTGGGCAGAGAGGGGCGAAGTGCCGTAGTGGTCGCCGGAAGAGAGGCGTATAGCCGGGGCTATATACCGGCAAATCTTCTCGCGGCGAGCCTCTTGCAGTTGGTTGCCGTTGATCTCTTGCGTCGTGACCCATTCGCCCGTGCGGGGGTCGTACTCGCAGAGCGTGTAGAGGTCTTTCTGTCGCGTCTTGCGGGGTTGGCCCGCCAGTTCCTTGCGATTCAGCCCGACGTTCTCGATCTGCTCGTCCGTCAGCGTGAGCGGGTCAACGCACTCTTTGGTGACGTGTTCGACCGGCGAACCCTTGCAGTCGCGCTGCGTCACGAACTGGTCGAGCCGGAAGTTCTGCGTGGATTGATCGTCGTAGATCAGTTGCAGGCCCGAGCCGAACGCGAGGACCGACCGGATCAGTTGTCGCTGGCCTTCGTAGAACCCAAGCGACCCGTTCGGGCTGGTGTGTTCCATCGCCGCGAGCGTCGTCAAGTCGCGCATCGTCGCCAGCGTCCCGGCCCCCTGCTTCATCTCGGTCGGGATGGCGGGGTTGTAGAGGATGTTCGCCGACAGTGGCGTAGCAAACCACGGGAGGCCTGGCGTGTAGGCCGCGAAGAAGAATTGGCTTTCCAGCAGGTTCAGGGCTTGCGGCCCGACGCTCTGGTACTGGCGAACGTACTGCTCCGTCGCCCGCGTTTCCTCTCGCGGCGGCAGCAACGTGTAGTCGGTGGCTCTCGCCAGCGCGCGGCAGCGGCGTAGATACACCTGCCGGTCAGCGTCGTAGTCGCTAAACCGGCCCTGAATTTGTGTTTTCACCTTGGGAACATCTGGGTCGAAATCGTGGGCGGCGTGACCACCTGCGCGGGCAATGCGTTGCCAGCGGACGCGAGCGCGTTCTGTTGGGAGATGCCGGTCGCGGGGTCAATCGTGAGTGATTGATTCGTGCCAGCAGTGGACCTTGCGGCGGATGCCCGACGCACCGCCCGCCTGAACACTTCTGCCGGGTCTTCCGCCCGTGGCGGTGGAGCCACTTCGGGAATGCCGGGCGGGTTGAACAGGTTCATTCTTCGATTCTCTTGTACCCCTCTGGTGCGTCGGTGGCGGGCTTGGTGTCCAGAAACCAGCCGTAGCCATCCTTGACTAGCGACCGCCTCCCCAGATTGCCGAACAGCACAGCGGCGTCGTTGGGCATAGTGCGGGGATCATGTTCGGAAACGGCCCGATCAATCTCTTCCCACAGTTCCCGCCGCTTCGATTCCGATAACTCCATCCATGCTCGAAAGTTCGTGTTCATGGTCCTTCACCCATCCAAAGATCAAACGCGGCGTCACCGCCCACCACGGCGCACGCATCCCATGTGCCGATAACACGCGACGCACCGACGCGACGCACGATTCCCCACGACTGGGGGATATGTCGGGCCATGATGGTCCGATATTGGCGATGCCAGTAGGCTCGCCAATCACCCGAAGCAAGGCCGATAACCGAACCCAACGGGCGTCTGGACCGGAAAGCATTGCACAGTCGCCCCTTACGATGACGACGTGCCCGAGGTATACCCCGCCTACGGTCCCAAACCACAAAACCCTGTCCATAACCCCATAACCTCGCTTTGGCGGCGCAATTGAGAATGAGTCTCAATTGCAGTTGAGAATCCAATCTCACTAGTGGAAGGCGTACGTGCTTTCCCGGATGCTCGCCGGGTCAAAGCTCCCGAGTTCTGGGGGTTGCGGCAACTCCAACCCCGGCACCAGTTTGGACCAATACTCGTGCAGCATGGCCAGCCGGTTCACGCCTTCGTACATCCCCGCCAGTTGGTCGATGGCCTCGCGGTGCATGTACGCGACGTGCCCAGCGTGACAGTTGTATTGGTCGTGCTGGGCGAACATCTCGTACCCGCGCCGCAGCATCATGCACGCCGTTCGCATCAGGTGTTCTTGATCGAACGAGTGAACCACGTTGGGGGCGATGCCCCGAACCTGACGCCCGACCGCCACTTCGTACGAATCGAACTCGGCCTGAACGTGTGTCTCGCCCACGATGGTCTGGATGCGGCCCTTCCACTTCTTGCGGTAAGGCTGCTCGACGAGAAAGTTGACGCCGTTGATCCACGACATCGCGGTTTTCTTGTCGCCGGAATTGCACACCAGCCGGGCGCACTCCTGCATCCACTTCATCGCCGCCGCCGGTCGCTTGGCAATGTTCTCAATCGCCTGGATGCACGCGCGGGCCAGCGTCATCGCAATGCGGTGGGTGTCGTCGCAGTCCTCCGCGCCGTCCTTGAGCATCTTCGAGTGGACCTGATAGATCGCACCCGACAGCGTGACGCCGTACGCGAACGCGAGGAACGTCTGCTTGCACACCGACCGCTTCACCCACGGAAGAACGTCCTTGACGTAGACCGAATACTGGACCTTCTTCTTGTGCCCACGCTTGGCGTACACCCACTTGTTGACGTGGATATCGCCCGCTTCTTTCAGCAGTTTCTCGACCTCGCGTAAGCACACGGTATACAAGTCTGCCGGGGCGTCGCCCGCCGTGAGGTTCACCAGCGGCGCGAGCGTTTCGTCCCGCGTCATTGCTGCCAAGTGCTGCAAGCCGTTGGCTGTCCCGTCCCGTCCAATCGGCAGCCGGGCCAACTGCTGATCGTCGGTCAAAGCGTGGCACGCGGCAAGGAACTCCCACGGGCTGTCTGCCTTCTGCCAGAAGTCCTCGTCCAGTCCCATAGCCGCACACCGGGCAATCTCGCGGGAGTGGTCCAGCGTCCACCGCTCTCGATCCGCGAACGAAACCTTGTCCACGCCGTAGCAGTTGGCCGCCCAGATTCGAGCGGCCCTGCGGCCATGCTCGCCGGGTTCAACTGGCTTGGCGAACTGCAACATCGCCCGCGCCCACTTCTCGTTCGTGTAGTTGAGGTAGTCGCCGCGCGGGTAGACCCGGCCACGGAAGTCGCAGAACTGATCGAAGTGAAACTCGGCTTCGTCTTCGTACGCCTTGGTGATGTTCAACGCGCCCGAGAAGATTGAACGCTGACCCTTGCGGCCCTGGCTGTCTTTGTAGAGCAACGCCACGTTCCGCTTGTGGACCATGAACGCATCCTTGTCGGCCACAACTTCCGCCGACGCGCGGGGCATGTCCTCCTTCTCAAGCGGCTTCGTTGCCGGAATCTCAAGCATGTCGCGACCGCCGCGCCACACCTCCTCGATGACCTGCATGATCGGCTTGTTGATCGAGAACTTGGTGTTGGCGATCCAGTTGATGCCCCGGTAGAACGTGGGCATGTCGTTGTCTCGCATGTGCTGGCGTTGCTTCTTCGTCGCCCGCACCACCAGCGGCTTGCGGATCGTGTACCGACCGCCCCGCTTGCGTAGGCCCCACTCAATCGGCTCAGCCACCATCGGGAGGTTCTTGGCGTGCAGGCTCGCGTCGTGTTGCAGGCACGCATGAACCATCGCCTGCAACTGGTAATCCATCCACACCACTCGCTGCTTCTTCTCGCCGGGCCGGATGCCAATGCGGAACGCCTGAACGTCCTTGCCCTCCGGGTCGGGCTTGAACACCAGCGTCGTTGACACCGCCCACATCAGCATCGACGCCGCGCGGAACTTGCGGTTGATGTCGCTGATAGGCCCGGCAACCTCGGGAACCTTGTCGGCCATCTTCTTGCAGGCGAGAACCTGCTTGGGCGTGGCCTTCCGCCAGCGGCCCACGATCTTCGGGAACAACTTGAGTTCGGCGTCATCCTGCGAGCGGTCGTACTTGCGGGCCAACGCCAGCAGCATCTCGGCCTTCGTCGCCTGCCAGATCAACGCCGCCAACTTGGTTGCCGACACACCCTCGGGGTGTTGCAGCGTGGCGTTGAATGTCTCGTGAATCGCAATCGCCGCCAGCCGCTCCGACCCGAGCATCGTGTAGCACTGGACAAACGCAACGTGGTTCAAGTCCCACGGGCTTTCGCCGTCGCCGATTGCCTTGGCCTCTCGAATGCGGCTGGCCAGTGGTTTGATCCACGGCAGGACGATGTGTGACAGGGGCGGGAGGCTTGCGGCCTGTCGCTTCTCCACCTTGTCGTACAGTTCGTCGATGCGCTCGCTCTCACCCAGCACGCGCGAACGGTTCTCAATCTCAATCTGACGCTGCATCGCGGTCCCTGCGAGCAACGGAGTCGTCGCCACTTCCATGCGGCCTCCCTTGGTTAGTGAGTCTCTTTGTGTTCCCGCTGCCACTTCTCCGCGAACCCAAGATATACCTTGAGGTCGTCGTAGTTGTCCTGCTTGTAGACCCGCCTCATGCGGTTCAACTTGAGCGCGGACATCATCAGCCCAATCACCCACGGCGGCAACGGCTCCATCCTCGCAACCTTGTCTGCGTGCGGTTGCAGCAGGCAGGCCCACATCTGCGCGATGCCCTTGTGGTTTTCGAGCGGGTCGCCGTAGACATTTTGTCTATCCTCCTTGAGTTTTTCCAAGTCTGTTTCGCTCAACGCTTCCTCCGTCGTTTCTTGAACCCGTGTCTGGTTTCTAACCCGAGTGCGTACCGCATCGCTGCGACCATCGACCGGATCATGCCGTCGTAGTCCAGGTCTTTGTCCATGACCATCTCAACCGTTTGGCCCGCAAACCTCACGCGCCATTCGAGCGGATCGGAGCCTTCGACGTGATCGACGCTGGCCGTTGCCTCGTACTCGAATAGCCCGTTTTCCCAAAGCAGTTCGTGAAAGGCTCTGGTCGCTACGGGGTCGTGTTCCAGAATCAATCGCCACCCCCAAACGCCACCCACGCGACAGACGCCAAGAACAACACGACGTTTGCTGCACCCGCCGCCAACGCAAATGTCATAGCCCAATCGTTCCATCGCCAGTGCTGCAACCTCTCGCGGTCGTAGACCGGCACGCCGACCAGCACAGCCAAGAACGCGAACGACGCCGCGCAGAACACGATTATTTCTGGTCCGTTCAATCGCCACCCCCATAAAACTCCGCGAGCGCGTCGATGGGGGTGTCGTGTTCCTTGCCGCATGTGTCAGTGTCAGCCGAATACACAACGAAACTCTCCGCGAACGTGAGCAGGCTTTGATCGTCAGGCATTTTTCGCATCCAGTGCGACTCGATCATGGCGACAGCCGCGCGATCAAAAATCGCCGTTTGGGTGCGTGACCATCGCCACGCCCCTTTGCTCCAATGCATCTTGCCAAGCAACAACTCACTCACCGCCAACTCCGGCCTCTTCGCCACGATCTTCGCGTAGGTTTCTGGTGTCATTGACTGCCTCCATTTAGCATCCTGAGATTCGCCTTGATGTCAGACTCGCGGAACACGGTCACAAGTCCGCACTTGTCATCCATGAACGTCAGCCGCCAAGCACGCTTGCCGTTGGGTCGCCACATGACGCACGCGCCCCGGCCACTTGCAACGCATTTGTCCGACTTGCTGCAAGCCTGTACCCACGCCTCCCACAGTTGTTTGGTTCCCAAGTCCAGCGACTCAACCCGCTTCACTTCCAGATACACGTTCGGCAGGTCGCGGATAATCACATCCCGCCCATCCTCAACGCCCAGCCCTTTCGAGCGCACGGCGTCGAACCCAAGCGAGCAGATGAACGCAGCCGCTTCGCGTTCGCCCTGACTGCCTTTGCGTTGTGAGTGTGTCACTTGCCCTCCAGTTCTTGAATCGCCCGATCCGCATCCACGCACGCCTGTTGCAGCCGCTTGTATTCCTCTGCCGCGTCGTCTTGGTTGACGGGCGGGTAGAAGCGACGCTCGAATCGGTACGCGGCGCGGACCTTCTCGTACGCCTCGATCAGCCTGTCCAAGTCCGTCGCCCTCATCGCCTCGCCGTGTGCAGCCTTGCGGCCCGCGACGTTCGCGGCGAAGAGGCGGATTCTGTCTATCGCACTCATCTTGCGTTCCTCAGTTCTTGCCGTGCCTGTTCCCAAGTCGCGCAAGGTCCACCTTGCACGTACGTCGCGTCAACAAACCAGTCCTTGATCTTCTTCGGCTTGCACTTGTACCAGTGCCACCATCCCGCGTGCTTGTAGATGCCGCCTGCGATGCGGTCGTTGTGGATGTAGCGGGAATGGTGTTCGTTTAGGGGTTGCCACAATCGGCCCCCTTCCGCGCGTTCGCTTCCAGCACGGCTCGCACGATGCGCCGCCAGTTTTCCTTGTACCCTTCTGGTTGGTTGTCCCACTTTTCTACGGTGTCGAATCCGGCCCACGAAGTCTCAAACGCAACGCGGGCGAGGTCGTCGATGGTCTTGTCGTCAGGCATTCTGCTCCCCTCCCCTCGCGGCTTCGGCGGCAACGTCAAACGCCCCGTTCCGATAGAACCTCTCGCACGACTGGGGCACCACGCCCTTTGGCGATGCAAGCAGGTCGTTCATGCACGCCTTGCACGCGGCGACGGTCGCCTCGGCCTGCTCGCAGCGGGCGAGGAGGGTGGCGTAGTCTTCGTGGTCAACCCACTCGCCGTTCTTGTGTTCAACGCCACGGGTTTCGCACCCAAGTTCGCAGACGGTTGTGTACCGCTTCACTTCACTCGCCATGCTTCGCCTCCTTCTTCCGCCGTTCAATCTCCGCCCGCAGACACTTCGAGCATGTGTACCCGCCACGCGCGGGATGCCCGCACACGCCCATCGAGTAGGACTTCCGCGGGTGGTCGGCTTCTTGCCACGCGAGCCGACGCTCAAGCACGCCGAGCGAGTTGTCTTTCAGGTGGTTGGTCACTTCGCGGCCCTCTGCTTCACGGTCCTGTTCGTACCACCACCACGGTCCATCTAGCCAAGGCGGGTCCATCGCTTCGCTCCCTTCGTCTTCTTCCCCCGCTTCCGCCTGTCGGCTGCGACGGCGCGGAGGATGGCGGTGTTGATTTCTTTCGCCAACGACCAGCGTTCACAATCCACGGTCGCATGAGTAGAGCCGTAGTCCAGCACGATCCACTTCTTCGCAATCCTCTCCCCCGCCGTCTTGCTGCTCATGACGCCTCGCTTTCCATGAATGCTCTCACGAACGCCGCTGCGACCTGAGGCACTATCGCATTGCCGTAACCGCGCAGTCGCACCATGCCTTCGGATATCCCATCAGACGACGCGAAAAGTCCGGGTTCGCCCATGCCCTCTCGTAGGTCCATCCATTCCGAATTGCCCATACGTGCATCCAATGCAACTGCCTGCCGGCTTTCACCCGCCTGATAGGTTGGTCGCGCTTGAACACATACCAACTTCTCCACTCTCTTGATTGCGGCGTCGGCCACCCACCACAACCGTTGTCGCATGTGCGGCGCGCCGACGCTGTGTGCGCCCAGTACGACCGCCCCGCAGGTGTAGCCAATTCCTTCCAGGTCTGCGAATACTCCATCGATCCAGCCGTGTCCAACCGCGCTCGCAACCTGCTCGCCAAAGATCGTGTCAGGTCTGCACTCGCGGACGAGCCGGAACATCTCGGGCCAGAGATGCCGCTCGTCGGCTTGGCCTTTGCGCTTGCCCGCTGCTGAGAACGGTTGACAGGGACAGGAGCCGGTCCAAACAACCCGGTCATCTGGGAATCCGGCGAGTCGCAGGGCGTAATCCCAGCCCGCAATCCCGGCAAACAAATGCACACGCCCGTAGCCTCGCAGGTCTTCCCCTCGCAGTTCTGTGATGCTTCGCTCATCGACGACTCCATTCGTGACGTGCCCTTGCTTGCACAACTCCCGCAGCCATGCGGCGGTCTTCGCGTCCCACTCGTTATACAGCGTGGTCATTGCTCGCTTTCCACCCTTCGCCACACCCTTGCCCGCCTGTCGCTCGCAGTCTTCCGCGTGAACATGCACAGTTCGATCTTGCACTCTTCCGCCAACTCGCCGCGTCGTGGCCGGTACGTGTTGCCGGGGATGCCAAGAGCCACCTGCCCCTCCTCGTCCGTCGCGCCGTCGTCGCCCTTGCTCGCGATGAACGCGAGGATGCGGGCGCGGTCGCTGGCTCGCTTGTCGTCGGTCTGGGATAGCGCAGCCTCGATGCTGGTGGTTGTTCCGTTGTGGGGGGCTGTTTGCATCACGCACGCTCCTTCCGCTTCGACTTCTTCGCAGGCTTCGTCCGGTCCCACCAGATTGCTCGCGCATCACTAATCAACGCTTTCAACACCAGCCCCCTCGCCTTCCTCGGCGTCAGGTTCGCGTGAACCACGCCGTCAATTCCAACCGTGTCAGTGCCGCGTTTCTTGGTTGCCATTAGGCACGCTCCTTTCGCCGCCAGAGGACGCCTTCAATGTCGTTGGCCTTCTTGTTTTTTCTCTCAACCAGCCCGTTCCGCTCCATCCATCGCAACGCCTTCGAAAACTCGGACGGCTCGGCAACCTCGCCAGTAGCCACGGTCCAACGCATTCTGATGCGGGCAACATCTTGCCATTCGGTCGGCATCAGTTCGATAATCTGCCTGCTCATCTTCTGGTGTCTGCGAACCAAGGTCTTCATGCCGCTCATGCTGCACACTCCCTTCGCTTGCTCGCCTCAATCTTCTTGATCGCTCTCTCACAAACACTCGCCAACCTTCGCACTTCCTCGTCGCCCGCTTCCAACCTTGCTTTGCCCCATTTGAGAGACTTGTACGCGCTGTCCCTGTTCGTTCGCCCAGCCGCCCGCGCCGCATCGTGAACGCTTGGCGTCGGGGTGATGTGCGACATCAAGGAATACTCCACAACCTTGCGTCTGGTCAAGTAGTACCGCGTCCTGCTCAGTGTGCGAAGTTCTCCCGGCTCCATGCCCATCGCATACGCGCACGCATCGACGTACTCGCGATAAGGAAACCCGTCACCACCAAACAACTCGGACCATACAGCCGCGAACTTAGTAACGTGTTCTTCGCGGTTGTTGTGGTCCATGTCGTCCCATGCACCTGGGCCTTCCAGTTTGTCAATTAGACGTTGCATGAACGCCGCCGCTGTAGTTCTCATTCGCTGTCCTCCACAACCATCCCAAACTCATTAGTTCGCAGCGTCATGCTGTCAAAGAAAAGGCCGATCTTCCTTCCGGCCCCCTTGCCGCGCCTTGCCTTCTTCACGGTTAGTACGCGGTTACATTCAGTCTTGAACGATCCGTCGTCGCCCAGAAGTGTCAATGTCTCCGGCTCCATCGCTGTCAGCCACAGCACCGTGTCAACGTGCCGCTTCCACGCCGCGCCGCCCGCCATCTCTTTGGCGTGGTCGCCCATCTTGGGGTGAATCACCACGATCAGGCTCGCGCCGTGCTTGCTCACCGCCGAGCGAAGGTCGCCCAACAGTTCCTTGTCCGCGATCCACGGCTTGTCGCTGGGTGCCGCGCTGGTGATCGGGTCCACCAGCAGCACGCGAACCCCGGCCTGAGCCTGCGAGTGGACCCATGCGGCAACCTGGTCGTACGTCGCCTCGCCCTCCGCAATTTCGTGGCAGCAGGTGCCGAACTCAGAAAGCCATTCGGCGTTGTCGGCCTGAATCTTGCGGACCCGATCAGCGTTGCGGCGTACCCATTCAGGATCGTCCAGTTGGCTTTCGCCGACCCGCATGGCCAGCATCCGAAGCAGGTGCATAGCCCGGCCCGATTCCAGTTGCAGCATGGCGACCGATTCGCCCGCGTTGTGCATGTTCATCAGGGCTTCCGCCGCGATCATGGACTTGCCAGCCCCGGGGTCGCCGCAGAGCATCGTGATTGTGCCGGGTTGCAGGGCGTTGGTCGTGAAGTGAATGGCGTTGAACCCAGCCCACTTGACCGACCGGACGCCCCCGGCAATCGCCGCGTCGAGCGTGGCGTTGACTTCCTGCGCCGCCGATCCCTTGCCCGACAACCGGGACGCCAGATGCCGGGACACGCGGGCGACCTTGTTGGCGAACTTGTCGATGAACTCCTGCGTGTCGGCGGTCCATTCGCCCTTCTTGGCCGCGTGGTCGATCTGGCGGGCTTCCATGACCACCGCACGGGCGGCTGCCGCCAGAAGCACTAGGCGGGCGTAATAGGCAAAATTCGTCGGGGAGGGTACCGACCCCGCCATCTGCTCCCACAAATCGATCAGAGAGGCATCCACGGCCAGCAGACGCGAAGCCAGCAGCGCGCCGTCAGCGCGCTCGCCGTATTCCCGATATCCGCTGGCAAGAATCCCAAACATCGTCGCGTGCCTTTCGTCGTGGAAACTCTTCTCCGTCAGAACCGCCATCACTTCCGGGATGCACTTGGGGTCCAGGGCCATGCTGCCCAGCACCGCCATCTCTGCCGACAGGTCTTGCGGTACTTCATCCACTGCCCACCCCCATCGCCCTGTCCTTGGCGCGTTCCCGCCGCAGGTACGCCGAGAACTCTTCCCGCTCCTGCTGCGTCATGGGTGGTGGCTTGGGTGTGTCGTCGTCGTCGTCCGAAACGAGCGGGGTTTCCCACCGGGACTGGTTCAGGTACGTTTCCGCGTTGGGCACGAACTGCTGGCCCTGCTTCTGCCACTGCTCGGATTGGGACATGGCCCGGACGTGGCCG